ATGAACAAAATTACCGAAAAAGTACAGCCGCCCCTTACGTTGCGATCGATATACTTCCGTAGCGCCGAGAATAAAATATCTGACAATTTCGACCCACTCATTCCTGGTCAACGTCTCATAGGTCAGTTCATTACAACTCCAGATGACGCTCCCCAGCTCACTGAGGCGATGATCGGTAACGAATTACATTTAAAGACTGTTTCTTTCAATACAAAATTTAAGTTCAGGTACACAACTGAAGTAGAAAAAGCAAAATCAGGTGTTGAAATTGAAGACAGCGACGTAAGCGCATCTATATTTGCATGCATCATTGCTGATTACATAATAGACAAAGACTGGGAAGTCGATGGGGCATTTCTGGAGAGTTGGTCGCTAAGCGAAGTCATTAGTCATTCCTGGCCATATTGGAGAGAGTATTGCCACACCTCCTTACTAAAAATGGCTCTACCAAATACACACGTCCCTCAATTCAATACAAATAAAATGCCAAATGCACTGGAAGAGAAAAAGTCAGCCAGCAAAAAAAAGAGAAAAGTTAAATCTCCACCAGGGGAATAATTTAAAAAAATTCACTTGAATAAATACGAATAAATCCATTGATTCGAAAATACTTCAAATGGTTCGCTTTAGTCTCTTCCTCCTATGAATTTGAAAAATTCAAAGACGCTGATTGCCGCTGTGAATCCAGCGACAATCAGCGCTCTGCTGTCTTACATTCCCCTCACAAACGTTTGGCATGCCCTGCCCGTCGCAGCCACCTCTTCCGTCTGCAGGATCAAGGCTTGAATATCTCGCGCCACCGCGTCAGGAAGTAGCCCGCCGGCGGGATCGGCTGCAGCGCCTCCTTCGGCGCCGCTGGCACCGGCCGGGGCGGCAGGTCCAGCACTTGCACAGAAGGCGGGCTTGCGCATGCGCTCAGCAGCAGCAAGGCGAACGCTAATATCGTTGATTTCGTCATCGTAGACTTTCTTGATGGCCGCCGCTTTGGTGGCCTGTTGTCTGGCTCGCGCCAAGTTCTCGGCGGCGCGCTGCGCCACCGCATTCGTTTCCGCTGCCGCGCGGGTCTCCTTGTCGGCATCCCACAGCGCCTGCACTTCCGCCCGGCCCTGGGCGTTTCCGAGGAGGCGCTGGTACATCATGCCGGCGCTGGCCAGCACGTACAGCAGCACGGTAGCGTACAGCCAGCTCGGCACCTTGCCAGCGAGCTTGGACAGCGCGATCACGGCCGCACCTGCAAGATGCCGGCGCGCGTGCCGTGGCGGTCGATGGTGATGATGCGGTTGATCGGCTTGGCCACCATGCGCGTGCTGACATGCACCCAGGTCAGCTCGTTGATGATCTGGCCGATGCCGAACTCGTCTAATTTCGGCAGTAACGCCTGGCATACCTGGTAAGGCGTCATGCGCAACGCCTTGAAATCAGCAGCACAACCGCGCACGTGATCGCTGCCATCGCTGCTGCCGATGCCCCGATTCACCGGAATCGAGCGGTAGCCGCTGATATTGGTCAGCGGCGTATCGATGCCGGCGCAAGCCGTCAGGTAATTGCGGATGCGCTGCAGCAGCTCGGCCGTACGCTGCAGTTCGGCCAGCACGACGGCCGGCGGCGTGTTGTCGACGCCGTGACGCGCGGCCCAGTCGGAGGCGGTCAGTTCCTGCAGGGTAAAATTCTTGGTCAGGTTCATTTGGCACCTCGGCGATTGAACGTCATGTGCAGCGCCACGCCGGCGGCAATCAGCAGCTCGAACAATTGGCGGTCGGAGATCGCCGACATGATGCCTGCAGCTGCGCCGCACGACAGGGCAACGTGCCCCAGGCGCGCGACCATTGCTGTTCGCCGCGTCATCGTGTTCAGCTCGATGACACACAGGTACAAGACGTAGATCCAGATGACTGCCTGGACAATTGAAATCAGCGACATGGTTACTCCTTCGGGTCTGGTTGGTCGGGCAGCGTTGGAAGTTTCGCGTTGCGCGTGCGGTCGATCAGAGCAAAAAATACGGGCACAGCGCGCATGGCGCCTAGCCCCCAGAAAAACGCGATAGCACCGGCCAGCTCAGTCGGTGCATTCAGGTAGTGGATGGCCAGCGGCGTGGCCGCGCAGGCGACAGCGCTGCCGACCAGGAACGCCGTCATCGCCTGGCGCTTCGTCATTTCCTTGGCGTAGCTCAGCGACGCCGCTGAGCCGATAAATGCGCCGATCAGCACCGCGTAGGAAATGCCAGCCACGGTGCTGCCAGGTGTTTCAATTGCCATAGGGCCTCTCAGGTGGTGGAAATGAAAAAACCCGCCGAAGCGGGTTTGTGGTGATGCAAGCGGTACAGCGGTTAAAGCTCCTCGATCTCCAGCGGCATCGAGTAATTCTCGTAGTACGGAATGCTCATCGCCGAGACCGACGACAGCTTGCCGAAGATGGTGTGGTCGCGCTCGAGCTCCAGGTCGACCGATTCCGGGAACAGGCTGACCAGCATAGCGCCGGACATGCCATTGCGACGCACGATGCCGAACAGCGCCGTGCGGTCGGCCGCCGGCAGTGTGCTCAACTGCAAGGGCATCTTGCGCGAACGCGAGCCGGCGTCGGTCCACAAATCGCCAGCGCCGGTGCGGGTATGCGTGCTGGCGTCCATGGGCGTCACGGACGCGCCATAGTCCGGGTTATTGGTGGGCGACCAGTAAGCACCCGTCACCAGGCGACAGGCCTCGACATACCCTTGCAGATTGGCCGGGTCCTTGATGTCAATCGCCAGGCCCAGCGCCGGCATCTGCGCCGACAGCCAGTGACGCGCATAGGCGCCACCACCATTACTGTAAGCGCTGGCCGCCTGCAGGGGCGTGAAACCGTCGACCGCTGCGGCTGCGGCCGGACATGCCGGCAGCATGCCGCTGTCGTAGCTGTAGGCCTGCCAAGCGTCGATGTAGCCGGCGGGGCGCACGCCTGGCGCGGAGGGGGCGACGTCGGCTGCGCGCGTCACGGCGGCGGTCGTGGTCGGAATATATGAATCCGCATACAGCCCTACCTGGACCTGCCCGCAGGCGCACCATAAAGAATCGCCGACGAAGATGCCCTGTAGCCCAAAATAATGCACTGCGGTGGTGGCGGCCGTGTACGTGACGCTGTAGCGCGCCATCGGCGAATTGGCAGGAATTGTCGAGAACGCCAATACGGAACCGGAAGCGGGCCAAACCCCCAAGCTGCGCGGCGCGGTTCCAGCGGCGACCCACATGCTGAACGTGTAGGTGACGCCAGCTGTCAGGGAAATGCCTTGGCCAATGCCGGAGCCGCCGGAAGTCGGGCTGACCTTGTATGCCGGCGTGCCGTCTGGCGCAAGCACGGCGGGATCGGCCGCCACGGTAGCCGCACCACCCCAGCGCATGTTCCAGTTCGCGCTGGCGATATTGCCAGACTGCAGGGCAAGGTTCGTCGCGGCCGGCTCCAGCAGCAACTTCGGTGGAGCAGACAGATTTGCTGGGTTGTACTGCATCCTGGCCACGTTCGCTGCCGCCGTTTGCAGCAGGCCATTACTACCAAAGAAAGTACCGATGGAGGCACGCGACGTGAAGGTATCCAGCGAGGGGTAGTAGCTGGAGACCGCGGAACCCTCCGTGACACTGAGGCCCCATATTTTCGAGGTCAACGCAGTGAAAGTAATGTCGGGATAATATAAAACAGCGATACCGGCGCCAGCGCCGCTATTTACTACAGCCGATAACCTATAAACACCGGGGGCAGGTGTAGGGGCAAGCGTGGGAGCTTCTGCCCAGCCCGCTGGAGCACGAAGAGACGCAACGCCAGAAACCCAGTCAACTAACACAGAAGCAATGCCCACGGAAATAGCCGGGTTATAGATATAAAGACGACTGGTGGTGGAGCTTCCAGCCTTTATAAAAACAGAAACGACGTAATTCGTGGAGGGAGCCCCGGTAATAACTTTCTGGATGTAGGAAGTAACCGCTGTCGTTGATCGAAGTGTGCTCATAGTAAGGGATCCATCCGGCGCCACATCCGTATTGGGCAACACGACAGTCGGCCCAGGCCTGCTGTAGCCTGGTGCCCAAAAATCGGATGAATAGGTGTTCAGGTTCGTTGCCGCCGATTCATTCGACACGCGCACGCGCATCGACGCAGTCGGCGACAGGTTGCAGAACGGTAGGAACACCCCGCCGATGCGCTCGGGCACGGCCCAAGTGGCGCCCAGGCGCGCCGTGGTACCGGTGGCGCGCCAGGGACGGCCCTTGCGGTTGTTTTGCAGGTTGGCCACGCCCAGCGTGCCGGCCGTGGTGCTGGCCGTCAGCGCAGCACGGTCGGCCGCGTTGTCGTAGATGATGCGGAGATTGGTCATGCAGCATCCTCTGCAAATACAGCTGATTGAGCGTCCGCCTCGACTACAAGGCGCACGTCGGCACGCGATTCGGCCGCCGCAATGGCGGCCTTGAGTTCCCGGCAACGCGCATGATGCTGCGCGGCGTAGCGCGCCTTCGCCTCGATCATCGCTACCTCCAGGGCCAGCAATTGTGTGGGCGTCAGCAGCACATCGGCGTTGTCGAACGCCCGCCAGGTGATGCTCGATTGCTCCAGGTCCAGCGCAGCGCTGCGTGCCGCCAGCGTGATCGCTGCCTCGGCGCGGGCGTCGCCGTCATATAGCACGCCCTCGTAGGTGAAGCGGTCAAACGCTGCGAGGCGCCGATCTCGATCAGCGTTGGCATCCGCGATGGCGCCTGCCTGCACCTCGGCCAGCAGCACGTCAGGCAGATACGGCACCAGTGCGCCATCGATCATTCGCAGACGCGGGCACACCAACTCACCAGGCAGAAGCTGATGTAACGTCAGGCCTTCCACTGCGGAGGGGCAGTCGCCGGCCGCCCATTGCTGCACGTAACCGTCTTTATCGAGGTATGCGTATTTCAAACTCATGCTGTTGGGTTCTTTATGTTAGTGCTGATTTGCAGGGATGCATCGGTGCCGCTGGTACTGCTGCCCGTCCGGGTGGCGAGGGCTTTGAAATAGGCGCCAGACCCTGTGCGGGACGCATTGGCAGGAACTGAAACAGTCACCTGATCAACGAACGGCAATATCTCGTCCTCCCAGACGCCACTACCGAGGCCTCGCGCAGACGCCGTCCAAGATTTGATGAGCGTCGTTTCGCTGCCTGCGGCGCTGCCCCAATACAGTGAAATGGTGACGCTGGAGCCTGATGCGGCCGCCGTAGTCACCTGCCCATCGAGCTGCACGGTGACCTTGTGCGCCGCAGCGATACCGGTAGCACTGCCCAGCATCACTAATACGACAGGATAGTTCGTCATGTCGCTTTGCCCATACACCGGCCCCGTCGGGCGCCCTGTGATCGACAGAGCACTAAACTCAGCGGTGCCATCAGCGTTGATCATCCAGCCGTAGGTGCCCGGGTTGTATGTCTGCGAGCGGATCACGGTGCTGATAAGCGCCATGTCCGTGGCCAGATTCTCGGCCGTGACGTTACGACCTGTCAGGGTTCCACTAAATGAGCCACTGGCCGCTGATAGGCGGCCCGAAAAAGTAGCATTCCCATCTTTAATCGACAGGCCTGGAGCGTCTATTTGGCCATTCGCACCCGCCGAAAAATACTGTGCACCAGGCACGCCACCGTTATAGTCGCCGAACAGGATGCCTTTTTCGCTCAAGTGGAAGCCCTTGCCACCGCCGGCGCCCATCGGCCAGGCATAGGCGGGGGTCGGATAACCAGGGCCGCCATGAATGGTGGAGGCGGAGATATCGCCTGCTATCACCTTTCCCAGAATGCTGGTAATAGCGGATAGTTCGTCGACCGCCAACGCCTCCGCAGCCACCGTACCGGGTACCAGCAGGTTGCCATTCAGCACCATGCCGGCCTCCAGCCAAGCGCCATCAATATAGAACTTCGTCACCGCATGCGTGGCGTCGTACAGCGTCACCATGTCGCGGTTGATCGGGGCGCCGTAGCCGGCATGGCCCAACTCATACACGGCCGATGCATCCGACCAGGCCGGATAGCCGGACGCCGTCACCGTCACAGTGCCGCGCTGGCCGGATGGCCCTGCCACACCCTGGCCACCGCGAAACTTCGACCAGGCGTAATCCGCCTTGTTGGTGCTGGGGGCAGCACTGAGCTTGTTGACGGCCAGGCCCAGGTACATGGTGCTGTCGCGCGGCGTGTCGTACAGACCGGTGCCATCGGCGTTGTCCGCGTACTTGATCCAGGTGTAGGTAGTCTTGCCGTCCACTCCAGGGTCACCCTTCGCCCCGTCGCCGCCCTTGATCAAGGACCAGGCATAATCTGCCTGGTTGTCGCCCTCGACCGCCGTGGCCTTGTTATAGGCCAGGCCGATGTAAGTCATGCCCACGGGAGAATCGGAGAATCCGCCGCCTGCAGCGGTATTGCCATACTTCACCCAGGTGTAGGTCGTCACGCCATCGGCTGCCAGGCGTGATGCCGCCGACCATTCACTGGCAGGGATGTCATCGGTTGCGCCGCGCGATGCGGCCGTGGCGCCTGACGTGAAGAGGTAGGCGCCGCCCGACGTCGGCACCTGCGTCGACCAGCCGTTGTTTAAGCCCATCAGCGCACCCGTGGCAAACGTGAACGTGCATGCAGCACTCGGCAGCGCCGGTGCGATATTGGTCGCGCCGCGCTGGTAGATGCGCACCGGCGCCACGTTCAGGCCATCCACGCCGTTCGCGCCATTGCTGCCGTTGGCGCCGTCGGCCGCCATGCGCGCGGCCGCCGCCCATTCCACGGCCGGGATATCGTCGGTGGCGGCAGTCGACGCGGCCGTGGCGCCCGAAGTGAACAAATAGGCACCGCCGGCCGTCGGCACCTGCGTCGACCAGCCATTGTTCAGGCCCGTCAGCGCGCCCGTGGCAAAGGTGAACGTGCATGCCGCGCTCGGCAGCGCCGGCGCGACATTGGCGGCGGCGCGCTGGTAAATGCGCACCGGCGCCACGTTCAGGCCGTTCTGGCCAGCCGAGCCGTCCTGAGCCAGCAGCACGGCCGCCGTCCATTCGTTGGCGGCGATGGCATCGGTGGCGCTGCGCGAACTGGCCGCCGCCACGCGCACATACAGCGGCGCCGTGCCGGCCGGGATGGTCTTGCTCCAGCCGTTGGCCAGGCCGTTGCCGGCCGGCGTGCTGATGGCCGCAGTGGAAAAGGTGTAGACCACGTCGCCGGGCGAGTCGACGGGCGCGATGGCCGCGCGCTTGTAGGCGAAGGCCTGCGCCGTGTTCATGCCGTCGGCGCCGGCCATACCGGCCGCGCCATCGGCACCCGCTGCGCCATCCCTGGCCAGCAGCACGGCCGCCGCCCACTCATTGGCAGCGATGTTGTCCGTGGCGTTGCGCGAGCTGGCGCCCGCCACGCGCACGTACAATGGCGCCGCGCCGGCCGGGATGTTCTTCGACCAGCCATTCGCCAGGTCGTTGCCGGCGGGCGCGGTGATGGCCGCGCTGGCAAAGGTGTAGACCACGTCGCCCGGGGAATCGGTGGGCACGGCCGCCGCCCGCTTGTAGGCGAAGGCCTGCGCCGTATTGATCCCGGCCAGGCCAGTGTCGCCCGCCACGCCATCGAATACCTTACTGATGATGTAACTGGCAATATAGTCGACGCCGAATTCGCGGATGCGCGCCTGCACCGTGACCGTGTCGGTCGTCATGCCCGCAAAGTTGACCGTGGCCACGTTGCCGTCAATCACCAGCGTCGTGCCGGCCGACACCGTAAATACGATGTCGCCCACCACATTCACGGGCTTGGCGGTGATGGCAATCGAAGCGGGCGACCCGGCGCCGCTGCTGTCGACGCGAAACACGGGCGTGGCGCCGGACATCAGGATGGCCTTGCCGTCGGCGGTGGTGCTGAAACGCTCCGCCGACGCCTGCAGGCGCTTGTCACGCGTCCCTACGATGGCGCTCATACCAGCACTCCCACCGTCACACGGCAATCGAGCCACCGGCGCGAAAGCAGCACGACCACGCCTGCCACACCATTCTGCAGGCCGTAGCGACGGTCGCGCAGCACGACAGATTGTCCCAGTTCCAGCATCATCATCTCGGGCATTCCTTCAAATTCGTAAATGGTGCGCTGCACCTTGTTCAGCGCCAGGCGCCGGGCCGCTTCCGCCGCCGCATCCGACTCTTGCTTGAGGCAGGTCTCGATCTGCGGAGGGTCATCGGTCAGGCGGTAACGCGTGCGCACCGCCTCGTCGACCGCCGTGACCGTCAGCCATTCCGTCGCGTACATATCGGCATGCTCGGCCGGAATACTGGTGTTCAGGCTGGGCTGCAGCGTGTAGTTCCGGTCGTAGGCGATTTTCACGGCCGCCACCACCGGCAAGCGCTGCACTTGGCGCAGCGAGCCCTGGATCATCTGCGCGGCGCCAATGTCCACCGGCACGCCAGCCGCCGGCAGCGCGATCTGCACCAGGCGCAGCTGGCCGGTGCTCGACATGACCGCCTGCGCGCCGACACTCGCCGCCAGCTGCTGGATGGCCTGGGCCTGGTTCATCCTATCCGCCACATACAGACCCACCGGCTGCTGGTGGGCAGCATCGAACGCTGCCAGGTTAGCCAGGTCCAGGTCGGCCAGCGTGAAGCGGTCAGCCGCCTTGCCGTAGGCGGTGGCGATGCGCTGCACCAGCGGCGCGATGCGCGGCACGTAGCCGCCGCCCTTGTCGCCCTGGACGCTGACCGTGATCGCTGCCGAATAGGGTGGCGTGGTCAGGTTGAAGCGCCCGGCCTGGTCGTTCAAGGCCACGGCAATCGGCTTGCCATTGGTGCGCACCTCGAAGCTCGACTCGACAGCGCCGAGAAAGCCGTATTCCAGCGTCGCCGGGTTCGTCAGCAAGGGCGTGACGTTGTGGCACTCGCCAAACGGGACCGGCAAGGTCACATCCTTGTTGGGCGTGGCGCCGCCCAGCTTGGCCTCGGTGATCGGCGTGTCCAGGCGCCCCATCTTGTCGCGCAGCGCCAGGTTGATCGATTCGGGTCCGGCACTGCTGGCATCGGCGACCAGGCCGTCGAAGACCAGGCGGAATTCGCCGCGCGCCCAGCGTACGTCGCCGAACCAGACCTTGATCGGCCGATTGCGCCAGACGTCGGCAAGCCAGTTGTCGAGCGAACCGTCGGTATTGGCCAGCTCGATATCGCCGCCCGACAGCCCCGCCTCGCTCGTCAGGCTGATCTGTTCTGTAAAGGCCAGACCGTCCGTGACCAGCGCCAGATACGCCGTGTTGGGCGGCACATCCAGCGGACCGGTGACATACGAACGGGAGGCAATGTACCGCGTCACCTCCTCGCCTGCCACGTTCACCTGTACCTCGACCAGGGCCGTGCGATGGGCTGTATCGTCCTGCAGCCATTCTAAAAATTGCGCATCGGTCACTTCGAATACTCCTCTTGTTTTCCCCACACATCGGACTTGGTTGATTTTTCGACACCTGCCACGACGGTCTTGGCCGCTTTGTCGTTCGATTCGACGGTGCCTCGGATCAAGGCACCGGTCTGCTTGTCTTGATCGGCGCGCAGCCCTTTGACCTCTTCCCGCAGGCCCTTGATCTCAGCCACCAGGGCGTCGGTGTTGCCGCCGCCCTGGCTCGGTGCGCCGCCGAAATAGCGGCGCATGGCTGCCGCTGCTGGCGCGTCGACCACTACCTCACCACGGTGCAGCTCTGCCGAATAGCCATCAAACGGCACGTTGGCAAGGCCGCCGGCATGGGAACCGTCGAACTTGACGCCCAGCCCAGTGGCCGTGCCCATCGCCGAATGCAGGTTGGCGATGGCTTGCGCCACCGTCAGCACGCTGTCGTTGATGGTGATCAGGCCCGACACCTGAGCCTTGAGGGCATCCAGACTGGCCTGCTGCACGTCGACTTGGGCCGAGGCCCATTTCAATGCTTCGTCGTTGGCCGCCAGCACGCGGGCGTAATCTGCCGCGTAACGGGCGTCCGAGGCGTTGACCACCTGGGACGCCGTCAAGAAGGCCTGCTCGGCAGCCGACAGGCCGGACTGCGCCGTCGTGTCGCCGGCATTGGCCGCCGCCAGGGTTTTCTCGAACTGGGCCCGCGCCTCGGCGTACTTCTGCTCTGGCGTCAGGATGGACTGGCCGCCCAGCGCCAGGCTGGGGTTCAGGCCGTTGAGCGTTGCCACCCACGATTTCGATTTATCCAGCGCCGTCTGGGCCGCTGCCGCCTCTCTGTCGTAGGCCTTGCCCAGTGCGTCCTTGGCTGAAACTACTGCCTTGGCTGCCTGTACCTGATCGAACAGCGCCTTATTGACGTCGGCGATGCCAGCGCGCTGGATGGCCAGCAACGCCGTTTCGGTTTTCGTCAGCTCGTTTAGTTGGGTCTGCAGATCCTTTGCCTGGTCGGCAATCGCCTGCTGCGACATGGTCAGATCGTCGGTTGCTGCGGTCGTTTTGGCAAAGGCATCTGCCAGGCCCAGCAGGCCAGCGTAGGTTTCAGCGCCCGCCTTGCTGGCCAGTGCGCCGGAATTGGCCAGGCCCAGCACGGCGGCCTTGAAATCGTCGCGGGTATTGAGCCCGGCATAGCCCAGCGCCGCCAGTTGCGCGGTGACGTACTTTTGCACCGGCGCCAGGCGCTCCGCTTCGGTCAGGAAGTTTTCGGAGAACGAGGATGTCAGGGCTGTGAAATTCTCGATACCTCCGGCCAGGCCAATCAGGCGCTCGCGGGCGGCCAGGCTGGCCACGCCGGTGGCGCCGAACGTCGCGCCGATCGATGACAGGGCCGCGTCCAGCGTCGCATAGTTCGACGCAATGCGGATCACGGTTTCGGCGTAGCCCTCACCAACGGTGCGGAATTTATCGAACTCCGGAAAGACGGCCTGCGACATCTCGTCCATCGCCTTGGAAATCACACCATTGAGCGCGGCAGTCAGATCATCGCCCTTCAAGTCCTTGAGACTCACGGACGTCGTGGCAAGGGTCAGGCTATCCAGTACATTGGTGACTTGCGCGGCGCCAATGCCCATTCCGATGGCGGCGCTGGTCAAGGCGTCTTCCAAATTGGTGAAAATCAGTCCGAACTGCGCCGATAACTCATTATTCAGCCCCGCCGTCTGCACCGAATTGGATGTCTTTTTCGACAGCCCAAACCAGCTCGACTTCGTCGTATCGACACTGGCGTACTGTTTGTAACCCTCACCATCCTGCAGATCGCGCACGCTACCGCCGAACTGCAGCCCGGAATCCACAATCTTTTTAGTCGTTTTACCCCATACATTATTGATAAGTTTGGAAATGGAATCGCCAAGGCCGGGGCCAAAGAGACCCTTGGTGACCTGGGTCATGACGCCCGAGATTGCATCGGTGGCCTTGCCAATGTTGATCTGGCCGGTGGTGATGCCCATGTTGCTACCATCCGTCACGCCGTTGGCCCGCACGATCAGGTTGGCCAGTCCGGACATCGACGCCTCGATGCTGCGCAGTGCCGACAGCATTCCCTGGTTGATCGGGATCAGGCCGCCGGAGTTCTCGGCCAGGCGGTCCAGCGAGCGCTGGATGGATGCGGACTTCGCATCCGAATCGCCAAATACTGAGCCCGTTCCCTGCGCTGCCTGCGCTTCGGCAGCGGTCTGCCCGCCACCTCCACCACTACCGCCAACAGCAAACCCCAGAGCGGCCATTGCCGCCGCCATCGCTGCCATGCGCACCCATGCGCTGTACGGATCGCCCTGAGCTTGGGTTGCAACTGCCACCGCTGCAGCGGACGTGCCTTTGACGGTATCGGCAGCCAACTGCGTCGCCACTCCGGCTTGAACCGCAGCCGCTTTTGCCGCCTCGCCGCCCACCGTAGCTGTCGTGACAGCGGAAACGGTGAACAGTTTTTTCACCATCGACTCGACGGCCATGGCCATTTCATAGGCTCGGAATGCTTTTTCCGCTCCTTCCATCACTTTGTAGCCGGCCGTGTTTTCCTTGAAGAAGCCCTTTGCCGCAGTGGCCATGTCTGCGTACGATTTGACCTTGGCTGCTGCTGACGACTTCGTTGCAGCCAGTTCGGCCTGGGCGATCTTGTCGGCTCCACTTTTCGGGTCAGCCTTGATGGATGCTAGTTGCGCAGCGATCGTCTGCTGCTGCACCGCGTAGCCGGTCAAGGCCGTGGTCAGGCCGCCAATGGCGGAGCCGACACGGCCAAACGATTCAGTCATGCCCTGCGCGGCCTGCTTGGCTGCGTTATCGACGGCGACGAGGATGTCCAGCAACTCCTTTGCCTTGGCGACGTCAGTGCCGGCGCTCAAGCTCAAGCCGCGCGCCTGCTCTGCTCCCAGCGCACGCATGGCAGTCGCACTGGCGCGCAGAGCTGCTGCCTCGGATTCGCGCCCGATGATCGTATCAAGGATACCTGCTTCAACCTCCTTGCGTGCCGCCGCCTCCTCGACTAGGCTCTGGTTGAACTTGATTGCCTCGACCGCACTGAGGCCGATCAGGGTATTTGCATCTTTCTGCGCCTGCAATTGGCTCTGGATCGACTGTAGATCAGTGGCGCGCGCAGCCGCCAGGTCGGCGAGATTCGCCAAGCCCTGCTTGGTATCCTTGATGTCGAGGACGCGGATATCCTCTTTCAATTGCAGGGTGCGGGTCACCGCCTGGGCGTCCACTTCGGCGATCGCGCCGCTCAAACCGGCCTGCTCCTTCTTGCTATTTGGCTTGGCGGCCGTGAGCGCAAGCTCGGCGGACAACAAGGCCTTTTTGCGTGCAAGGGCGTCGAGGTCGATCTTTGCGACCTTATCGGCGTATTCGAACTCGGCCAGCAAGCTGGTGGCGAGGCCGGCGGCGCGATCGGCATTCAGCGTGATCATCGAGCGCTTGGCCGATTCCTCCTCTACCGCGCCGCGACGTTTCAGCAATTCGATTTGCGTGTCGATGGCGATATTGTAGGTATCGGCATATCGGAGCTTGATGGCGGCGAGACGCGCGTCGACCTCGCCCTGTTTCTTGCTATCAGCGGCAACTATCACCGCACCTAGTCTGGTCGTCCTATCAATTTCTTGATCGCGCAATTGCACTCGCGTGAGATATTTCTCCTCGTCCTGCGCCCATTTCAGCCCAGCCTCTCGCAGTTTGTTAGCAGCCTCTTTTGGCGCAATGGCGGCTTTTTCAGCAGCGATCTGGCCTTTTAGCGTCGCCTCGAGCGCAAGGTTGGCGGCCAAATCCTTGGCGTAAGCAGCGCTGCGCGTCTCGGCGCCGGCGGTCAGACCGTTGGGCAACTTGCCGCCAACCGCGCCAGCTGATGTAGTCAGACGCTTTTGGACGGCAGCAAGCTTCTCCTCCAGCGACTCCTCGCGGCCGACGTTCAGCATGGAGTCCCATGCCTCTTTGGCGCCGTCGCTCACAAATTTCCACGCTTTCTGCAGGCTCCCAAGATTTTCTGTGACCTTGCTCGATACATCGCCCAGCGTTTTATTCCACTCCTTTTGCGCCATCGTGCCGGCCTCTACGGCGCGCCCTTGCAGTTCCAGCGCCTTTACCTGACTGTAAATATCGGCCGTCAGGAAGTGGTATGTTTCGTCCAATTTCAGTAGTGTGGCAACGGGCGCTTTGCCCAAGTCAGCGAACTGCGCGGCGGTGTCGGCGACACTTTGACCGAGCGCGCGCTGCGCCTTGATGGCCGTGGCGCTGAATTGTTCCAGGTTGTCAGCTGTGACCTTACCGGTAGCGACCATTGCAACTACTGCCTCGGCAGCAGCGCCTTGTGTGCCCACGCCCTTGCTGATGTTGCGAGCCATGTCTGACAGCTGGCCAGACGTGGTGGTGGCGGTGTTGCCGGCCAAGATCAGCGCCTTGCTATAGGCGATTGCTTCGTTGCGGCCCTGGATAAATGCCACCGCCAACACCGCAACGGCTGCTGCAGCGATCGTGTATGGATTGATCAGCCCGAGAACATAGCCGCCCAGCGCCTTTGCTGCATTGCCGAGGCCGCCGAACATATCCTTCAACTGCCCACCCTGCTGCAGCAGCACAGTCAGCGGATTTTGCCCGCCCTGGATGCTGACGACGATGTCGGTGAACTGCGCCGGCACGCCGCGCATTGCAGCGGCGGTAGCGCGCGCCGACATACCTGCATGGTTCAGGCCTTGCTCAACTTCACGCAGTTTCGCGATGAATGGGGCGGCTTGCGCGGTCACGCCCATCTGAGCGGCTTGCAATTCTAATAATTCCGAGCGGCTTTTCCCGATAGCCGCGGCCTGCTGCTGCAATCCGGCGACGAACGAGTCGCGGCCGGTCTGCGCCATGGCGGCCTGGCGTTGCGCCTCGGCTGCTGCTTTCGCCGCCGCCGTAACGGCATCCTCAGCGAGCTTCAGGCGCGCCAGCTCTTGGATATGCGGCTCGGCTGCGCCAGCAACACCAGCCTGGGCCGCCTTGTAACGTAAGACTTCTTCGGTGGTTTTTCCATATAGCGCGATCTGTTCGCGCAAGCTGGCAACCATCGCCGTGCCAGCAACTTGCTGCTGAGCCGCCTGCTGCTGAGCGGCGGCGGCGAGCCGGGTTGCTTCCGCCACCGCATCCTGAGCCACTTTCTGGCGTTGCAGCTCTTGAATCAAGGGCTCGGCCGCGCCTGCGGCGCCAGCCTGGGCGGCGCGATAGCGCAACACTTCCTCAGTCGATTTACCATACAAGGCGATCTGCTCACGCAGTCCAGCCAGCATGGTGTCGCGGTTGGACTGGGCCTGGGCGGCCTGCTGCTGCGCCGCTGCTGCCAGGCGGGCGGCCTCCGTCACGGCCTCTTGCGCAATCTTGAGCTGTTGCAATTTCTGGATTTGTGGCTCGGCAGCATTCGCGGCGCCAGCCTGCGCAGCTTTATAGCGCAGCACCTCCTCCGTAGATTTTCCGTACAGCGCCACCTGCTCACGCAGGCTGATCAGGAATGCATCACCCTTGGCTTGCGCCTGTGTGGCTGCCTGCTGCGCGTCGGCCGCTGCTTTAGCAGATGCGGTTGCCGCCTCCTGCGTTGCCTTCATGCGGGTAATTGCCTGGATCATCGGCTCCGCGTCGGCTGCGGCGCCGGCCAGCGCGGCGCGGTAGCGCAACACCTCTTCCGCAGACTTACCGTGTAGCGCGACTTGCTCGCGCAGGGCCGACAGGAATCCATCCTTATTCGCCTGGGCCTGTGCGACTTGGCGCTGCGCCTGAGCCTCCAGGCGCGTCGATTCCGTAATAGCCTCATGCGCCGCGCGCATGTTTTGCAATTGCAGAATCAGCGGACCGGCCGCCTCAGCGGCGCCCGCTTGTGCAGCCCTGTAGCGCAACACTTCCTCGGTCGATTTACCATATAACGCGATTTGCTCACGCAGGCCGGCGACGTACGAATCCTTGCCAGCCTGGGCCTGCGCAACTTCCCGCAGGGCCGCCGCTTGCACGCGCGCCGCTTCCGCAGCCCCCTGCTGGGCTGCCGCAGCAGCTTCGGTCGCTGCCTTTGCCCGCGCCTGGGCCGCCTCAGTCTCGCGCAGCTGCGCAATCAGTGGAGCCAACTTCAGCATGTCAGCACCACGGCTACGGCCCAGCTCTTCGAAATATTCAGCGCCCGACTTTTTCCCGGAGATCAGGGCGGCATTCGCCCGCTCTACCGCTCCGGCAATATTCCGGGTTGCGGCATCAACACGATTGGCGGCCGCTGCCCCGCCGTTGCCGATACTGTCGAGGGCGCCGCCACCTTGGGTGCGCAGGCTGTCGAGCGTGCGGCCGGTGCGCTTGACGGCGCCGTCGACACGGTCGAGACCGGACTCGACGCCGCTGGAGTCAACCGCCAGTTCAATGGTTGCGCCGCCAATCGTGTTTGTCATAGGGTTCCAAAAGTAAAAACCGCCAGAAGACGGTTATGTTTTCTGATGCATACACGCCAGGGCAGCGCTTTCCATTATCTGGATGTCGCGCTCCAATTCGTCGTATTCTTCGGGCGCCAACAAAAGGCGATCCATTTTTCGATACACCACGTTGTAATCAAGGCCGGTTGCGCCGCTCATGCCAACGCGCCACTGTGTGCCGAGGAATGAAAAAATCTCGAAGGCAGCAAGGTTGTCTGGCCAAATATCCACAGGATCCGCCGCCACATCCTCGGCAGTGAGGCCGAACGCGGCCAACTCTTCCTCGTTCGGGCCTTGCTCATAAAGCGCTGTGGCGACGGCCTTTAGTTTTTTACCTTAGCCGCAGTCAGTTCGCTGATGTAAGCCTGGACGACGGCCAGGCCGGAGCCGATGTGGTTTTCGACCATCTGTTCGAGCGACTCGGCATCGAAGGCATCTTCCAGATCCCAGCCGCTGGCGATGTCCAGGATGACGTCCACGTCCTCGCGGTCGGTCAGGCTTTCGATGAACTTCTTGAACGCTTCGCGCGTGCGGTGCTTGAAGGTGAATTCGACGTCGACAGGCTTGCCGCCGGCCACTGGAATCGACACTTTGACTTTGAAGGTTGGGGATGCGGTCAGGCTGAATTTTGGTTTGATTGCCATTTTGTACTTTCGAAGGGTAGAAAAAGACCCGCAAGGTGCGACCAAGCGGGCGTAAAAAATGCCGCTGCGATTTCTCGTGCGGCATTGCGAAAACTGCTGGTGAAGCGGTGGATCAGTAGCGGACCGGGCGCCCTTGCAGGCTGAAGGTCGATTTGACGGCCATGATCGAGTTCTTCGTCAGCGACGGCGTCTCGTCCAGGGAGACGATGCCGTTGTAGAGGATCACGGAGTTGTTCGGCAGGGTGACGACCAGTGCGCGCGGGCTGCGCGTTTCGGCGGCCGCTTTCACGGCAATGAAGCCGGCCAGCGTCGGATCATCGGCGATGGAAATGGCGATCGACTGCGCGCTGGCCTGGGTTGGCAGCTGGGTCGAGAAGTCGTTTTCCAGCAGCGACACCTCGGTGAAGCCCATTTCGCCGCCCGAGCTGGTGGTTTCCAGAATCTGCGTGATCTGGGTCAGCGTGGTGATCTTGCGAACCGATCCGACGCCGCCGCCTGGGGTATAGGTCGTGGTATTGGACGAGTCCAGACCCTCCAGGGCGAACGTGCCGGCCGCAGACAGGCTGACGCGGTAGATGCGGTTGTTGATGCGGGACCAGCCAGAGGTAACCTCGACCAGGTCGCCATTGGCCAGGCCGTGGGCGGCGGCAGTGAGAACGGCTGGGTTAGCATTGCTTGCCGCCGTGATGGAAATGGCCGAGCCGTAGACGGTGGCCAATTTCAGCGTTGCGCCGTTAGGCAGGGAGATCGACATATTTAAAGCCTTTCCGGTCGCTTGACCGAGAGTGGTAACCCTCGCGGGCGTAAAAAAACCGCCCGAGTTTCCAGGGACGGCTCAAATGGAAAAGGCCAGCGGGTTAGGCTGGCCTCTATAAATTCTGCTGCTTGTTTAATCGACTTCGATGACCTTGCTGAGCACGGCCATATTGCATCTCTGCTCAGCGATTGATCCCGACGTAAAGCTGCCATTCATCAGGCCGTTGACCTGGGCGGTGAAGTAAATCAGCGAGCCGTCTGGCCGAGTCGCGCGGTAGCTACATGCCGATTCCAAGCCGACCATGGCGCGCAGCACGTCCTGGCCAGCGTCGGCAATGCGGATCAGTTCGACTTGCAGCGACAGCTCAGCCAGGCCGGCCATCGCTTGATACGGCCGGGCTAGGCCGATGCAATTTCGCGTGGACGTGGCGTACTGTGTGCCAACCTCGCCCACCACCTTCACGCCTTTGATCTGCGTGTAGCTCAGTGCGGCGAATCCGGCGGCGGTCACGTCGGCAGGCGTCGCCTGCGATACAGCAAGCGTGCTACCAGCAAGAGAAGTTGGCATATCGTCAAATCCAAAGGGAAAAATACTGCAGCGTGCCGCGCAGCTTCGTTTCGTCGTCGTAGGTTGCAATGGCAGCACCTAATACGGTCGGTTGCAGGGCTACCAAGGTGCGTAGGGCATCCTCGACCGAGCCGCCCATTGCGGTAGCCTGCAGGCGCGTATCGGCCCACGCGTTGATCTGCATGCGCGCGTTTTTCTTCGACGGGATGGTACTCTCAACGAAATTAACAGCATCGCCGCCCGTCTGTTGGTAGGTGATGTACGGGCGAGGCGTATTCTCGGGCGCGACGTCGGGAAAGACTCGGTCCGCAACCAAGCCGCGCAATGCGGCAAACAGTGCAGTTTCAATGCTCATTATCGGCCTTGTATTTCGTCCAGTTTCGCGGCCATCTGCTTCTTGCCGGCGGTGATTGCGTCATCTAAGCGCGACAACGACGGCCCCATAAATGGCTTGGCCGGCGCGCGCGAAGTGCCGAACTCGACCATGGCGCCATACGGTGCCTTGGTGTGGTTCCAGCTCACGCGGTACATTTTCAACGTGTCGCTTGATTTTTCCAGAGAGAAGACGCGGTAAATTGCATTCCTCAAATTGCCGGGGTTGAACAGGTATTTCGTGCCGCTTTTCTTGGAATTTTTGCCGTAAAAATAATGCGGCTTGCTCGAATCGCGCACATTTGCCCGGGCCTCTTCATAGATCACGCGCCCCATGCCGGCGGCGCCCTCGATGGCAACCTCATCCTTTACCGCCTCGCCATAGGCGCGCAGCTTTGCCCGCAACTCTTCGAGCCCAGCCAGATTGATATTGAAGCTCATGTTGCACCGCGTGAACACATCAGTGCAAGCGTGCGCTGATCCTGACCCAGCACCGCCTCGATGCTGTAGACGTCCGTTCCGTGTAGCACCCGCATCTTCGCCGCAACACCGGCGCGGTACCGGATGGTGATGGTCGTCAGTACCTGGTTCTGCGTGGCGCCGGCGGCGACGAACTCGCGGCCACTGACGTCGCGAACCTCGGCCCAGAGCTTGCCGTCACCGCTGGCGATGACGTTCGTCCAATCAGCGGGCAGCGGCTGGCCAGCCTCGTCCTGACCGGCCGTCAGCACCTGCAACGTGACGCGCTTGTTTAGGCGCGCGCCGAGGCTCATGCATAGCTCCGGCAGGCGTCCAGAAGCCGATCGACGAATGCCGACTGCACCGTGGCGCGCTCCAGGCGAGTGGCTGGATCAAACTGCTCCACGAGTTTCGCCAGGATGTAGAGCTGGACGTTTTCCGGCACATCCGCCGGCGCCGCGCCGTAGCCGCACACGACCTCGACAGTCACGTCAGCGCCGGCCAGCGTGGTCGGCCAGGCGCCGCCGAGCACCGGCATCAGGTGCGACTGGTATCGCGCGCGCCACAGACGATAAGCGGCTGGGGCCAGCGTCTGCTCGGCGCCGTCGACATCAAAGTACTTTACCGATGCGACCGACATAACTGGGTGCGGCAACTTGATCGCCTCAGGGAAGCAGTCGAGCGTCACGCGCCACATCTGCTCAATCAAGCACTGACCGATCTCGTGCTCCAGCGCGGCAACGATGCCCTTGATCCACGACGTGATCAGCGCATCCATATCGTCACCGTCGACGCGCATGTTTGCCTTGGCCGTGTCGAGGCTAACCGGAAGATTCTCCGGCGGCGTGATGCGGATAGCGGTCATGGCGCCGCCCAGGCAGTCAGGCCCAGACTGGCACAGCGCACGTCTGCTGCGGCGATGCTGGCGTAGGATTCGGCGTCAGGCAGGCCGGCGCCTGTTTCGATTGTGAGCATGTGGGTCCTTAAAAATTCAGCGGGCAGGCAGCGTCTTCAGGACGTCCGCCACATAACCGGCCAACACGGCGTCGCCGGCAGCATTCGGGTGTGTGCGATCACGCCAATAGGTCGACGGGAATCGAGCGCCGTTGTGCGAGTCAGTGAAATCGAAAATGCCGCCTGGGCGCCGCGACTCTACGAGGGCTGTTGCGCCCATCGAGCGGTAGTCCACCCGCAGTGCCGCGTTGGCGGCCTGCAGCTCCACCTCCCCGGTCTGCGCGGTATAGACGGCGCCCAGATAGTCGCCGCGTGGGATGGCCGTCTGCACAATCACGGTCCACTTCTGCCCCGGGTAGGCGGCAGCTACATCCGCCTGCACCGCGATGATATATTCAGCCAGATCGGCAATAGCTTGCAGGCCAGTTCGGGACACTCCGTTGAAAATACTGTTGGTGATCTCGAACACGATCAGGATATTGCGGCGACCGGGCACAAAGGATGCCAATACATCGCTGCGCGTCGCGATCATTTGCCGGATGGTCTGGCCCGACTTTCCGATATTGGAAATCGTCAGTGCATTGCTGATGGGCGGCATGGCTGCCAGCTGCAGTACCAGGTCGCCTGGCAGCGTCGGATCGATAATGCTGTTGCCGTCGTAGGTGATGGCTGTGCGGGACGGGTCATAGATCGTGCGCGCCGTTCCGGTCGGAATGATCATCATGCGGCACCGACAATCTGGCTGGCGGTGAGTACAGCAGATTTCGCAGCCTGGATATGATACTTAACTGCCGATGATGAGATGCCGCTCCATGAGTAGATGGTCGTCCATGTCGTGCCGCCGTCCTTCGATACCTGTGCGTCAAGATTCGCCCCTGTGACGCTGAGGCGCATGATATCGCCCACGGCGCAGGAAACAGCCACTGTTGCGGCCGTGCTAACTCCCCCAACGACCACACGATAGGTGCCCGTGTTTGGCGCGAACACCGCATAGTCCAGCGAAGTGTAGCCGACAGGGGTGGCAGAATTATCCAGCCCGAGCATTGCCTCGTGCGTTGCGTCGGTGGCCGTGCCAAGCACCACGGCGCAAGAGCCATCAGTCCCAACCACGCGAGATTTAGTGGCTATGCCACCCATTGCAGTACCAAATGCAGTGCCATTGCCTGTGTAGGCGTATGGGTCGGCGCTGCCGCTTTCGGTCGTGTTGACCAGGCTTGCGAACCGAGCATATCCTGCGGCCGGCACTGCTGGCGTAACAGCGACCGATGGTGCCGACTCGGCGCTGTTGCCGATATTGTTCACGGCGTGCACGGTGAACGTATAGGCGACCCCGTTCGTCAGGCCAGGCACAGCAATCGGGCCAGATGTGCCGCTGCCAGTAAATCCGCCTGGCGTTGATGTGGCCACGTAACCGGTGATGGTCGAGCCGCCATCGGCCCCAGGCGTATAGCTTACAGTGGCCTGGCCATTGCCGGCCAGCGCTGCAACAGCTGTGGGCGCAGCTGGCACGGTCACGACCACGCCGGCATTATTTGCAATCGCGCGGCCGCTAAACGACGCCACCAGATTGCCGGCCGCGTCACGCAAGCCGCCACTACCGGGCTGGGCATACGCCGCAATGCGCGCGGCCTCGCCGCTCACAAACGCCGGGGCAACTGTCAAGTCTGCGAAGGCTGCGCGCAAGGCCACCGCAGTCACGGTGTGGCCGTCGACCGTGAATGCGCCTGCGGTTGGAACAAAGCCGCTGGCCAGAGCCTCGCTGAAGCCGATGGAGAGTACTCCCGGCGAAGCTGCCGCGACGATAGCTGACGCCACGGTCGGCGGCATCAAATCTGGGGTCACTTGTACAAGGGGCTGCGAGACCGAGAAATAATTGCGGGTTCCGATGCAGAAAAACTGCACAAGGTTCGTAAATCCTGCTGTATTCAGCCAGCCGGATGACGAGGAATGCTCTTCAAAAGCCGCGAACGAAGGCGCATTCACGCCGTCGGCCAGCATCTCTGCAACGCATACGCCACCAGAGGTAGCGCCTGAAGGCACGAATGTCAGTGCCCCGTTCACCACCTTCTTTTCCATCACGACGTTACCACCAAGCGGAACAGCAGTCACAAATGGAATCGATCCGGCGGCGCCACCGCTCGACAGGTTCAACACATTTGACGCACTCACATCCACACGCCCCACAGAGCACGTCACTAGGAAGCGCTGCAGGCCGGCATACGGCCCGATGGGCGCCAGCGCACCGGCGCTGATGGCCCACGATTGCAGCGAGTTCGCCCCACCCAGCACCGGATCGAGCAGGTAGGCGACGCCAGCGGTACCCGGCATGCCGGTGACGGTCAAGGTCTGGCCCTCGGGTAGGGAAATGGTTGTGCGCTCGGCTGATTTCAAAGAAACCGGCTGACCGACGGCCATGGCTGGCACTGGCGCCGGGGCGATCACGTCGTAGAAGAATGCAATGCCGCCGGTCAAGTCTGCCGTCGCCATCTTTGCACTTATAAGACCAGCCTCGGTGCCTTGGTCGAGCGTGACAGTGGCATTTGCAGGGTAGATACCGTAGGCGCAAAGAAAGCGAATGGTCATGTTATTCCTTGATCAGGGATTCGGCGTAGGCTACGGCGGCCGGGTCGGTGTCGACGGTGCCGACGAGGGTGGTGGCGAGATCTGCATCGAGTTCGATGACGTCGTTGCATTCGCCGTGCGGGCCAGCGACCAGCACGCGCGCTTTGACGAGGGTTACTTCGGGCGTTTTTGCCATGATGTTTTCCTGTTTGGTGATGGAAGGCGGGCCGAAGCCCGCCGAGCGCGGGGTTTAAGTTGCCGAGTTGCTGTAGACCTTGACAGCCGAAGGCTCCAGCAGGTTGCCGCCGGAGCGGGTCCAGCCGCAGAAGCCGACCTGCCCTTTCAATGCAAATGCCGAGTCATCGAAGCGACGCATGGTCGTGCTGTCCTTGACGTCGCGGATGGTGTATTGCGAGAAGTCGCCGAACGCGATCGACTTGGCGTTGGCAGCCATGACAGCCATGTCATCGTTTGTCACGACGGCGTGACCATTCAGGCGGTCCGGGGCACCTTCGGTGATGGCCGGCACCCAGATCGGGCGGCCAGTGGTGTCCTTCAGCTTCGACACGGCCGCGATGGTCAGGTCGTTCATCATGTAGCGGCCGCCGACACGGTAGGCGCGGTTGACGGCGTGCTTCAGGTCCACCAGGTCGTCGTAGGTGACGGCGACGGTCTGACCGGTGGCGCCGACTTTGCCAATGCCCGACTGGGTGATCATGCCGGCTGGCTGATTGGTGCCGGTGCCGGTGGTGAAGTGGGCGTTCTGGATGCGGGCGATACGCATAGCCAGGCGGGCGACGACCAGGGCGATGACGTCGATAGCGCTATCTTGGATCAGCTCGACCGGCAGCGCGATTTGCTTTGAGCTGTACTTGTAGACCGGGAGGGCCACGGTGCCGAAGGTAACGTCGCCGGTGGTGGTGGTGATGTTCTCGGCGACGATTTCACCAATCTCGTTGGTGCCGTCGGACGTCGGGAAGTTCAGCGGGTTACCACCTGCGGTCGGCAGGATATAGGCCGCTTCGCGCATGCCGCCGAAGGCTTTCAGCTTTTCGATGACCATCGCCGCGATTTCGGCCGGTACGGTGAAGCCGCCCTCTGCCGACGTGGTGGTCGACATTGCATTGCGAATTTGGACGGCCTGCTCGTTGGTCACATTGGTGCCATTGCGCAGGTACAGCGCGACGGCGACCAGCGCATCGACCTGCACGCCATCTTCCTTCTTGGCCGGGGCCGCGTTGAAGAACTTGTCGGCTTCCAGCTCGCGCTGGGTTTCGATGTTCTTGACCTGCTGCTTGGCCGCGTTGATCTCGTTGACGAAGCCATCGAACTTGGCCTGGTCTTCGGGCGACCAGATGGCATCGCCCTTGTTATTCAGCAGGTTTTGCGACTGGGTGGCGAGGTTCGAAATCTTCTCGCGCAGTTCTTGAATGGTCATATTTTTCTTTCAAATGAAAAAGGGAGCCACATAGGCTCCCGATTGGGTGAGGTGACCGACCTCGGCGGGTGTGCGCGAGAGCGCTTTACGTGGCTTGCAGAAGGGCGAGCAGGTTGGTATTTGCTTGTTTCATGCACGGCGCCGGTGCGACTGGTGCCGGCTCGACGACCGGATCTATGACTGCGGGCGTGGGCACAGGCTCATCGACGGCAGTTGGCGGCGCGATTGCCGGTACGGACGCCACTTCCGGCGCATGGATAGCGACCGGCGCCTTGGCGAACGCGGCCAGGTTCCAGGTGTTGCCGACCTTGGCCGTGGACTGCAGGCGGTCAACGAAGCCGGCGGCGATGGCCTCGGCGGCGTCAAACCAGGTTTCAGCTTCCATCCACGCGACGATCTGCTCGACGGTCTGGCCGGTTTCCGCAGCATACTCAGCAATGATCGAACCCTCGACCTTCTCGAGCAGGTCAGCCGTCTTGCGCATGTCGGCCTTGTCGCCCCATGCCACTCCGCTGGCGTTGTGAATCATGAAGAATCCACCATCCGAGATCTCGACCTCGTTGCAAGCCAGCGCGATGCTGGTTGCGGCGCTAGCGGCCAGGCTGTCGATGTGGGCGATGGTTTTGCCAGCGAAGCGCTTGATGGCTTCGATAATGACGCGGGATTCAAAGACGTCGCCTCCCGGCGAGTTGATGCGGATATGCAGAGTCGCGGCATCGCCGGCCTCCGCGATGTCGGCGATGACGGTTTTTGCGCTGACGCCCCAGTACGAGTCGATCACATCGTAGATGTACATCGTGGCTTCGGACTCGTTGCGCACCAGATTGATGATCTGGCGCTCGCGCTTGGCGTTGTCCATACACAGTTGGAGAATTTTATTCATGGGGCTGGCGGTTCCTCGGTTGCTGATTTATTGGCCGGCTTTCCGGTGTCGCGCGGCGCGCGGTAGACTTCATTGCCGCCAGCGATCGGTGCCAGGCGCTTGATCCTGCGAACTTCGTTAATACTCATGTGCCCGTCACCGGCGCCGGGGCCGCCCAATGCAAGGCGGAAGTACTCGCCCTGCGCGGCTAGGTCACCCTCGGTCAGCGCATCGCGGTAGAACTCGACGAACTTTCCGATGTCGCGCGGGAATAGCTTGCGGTTCAGCTCCTGCTCAATCTTGCGCAGCCATGGCTGCAGCGTGTACTGGACGAAGGCACGGCCGATACTTTCGATGCCCGAACCCCAACTGGTGGCACCGGTCGACTCGTTGATCATGAATCCCGGCACACCGAATGCGCGGGCGACGTCGAGCACCTGGAACTTGCGGCCCTCCAGCAGCTGCGCATCCTCCGCGCTCAGGCTCAATTCCTTGGCCTCCAGCCCCTCGGTCAGCACCAGCGGCAGCCGGTGCGCGTTGCCTGGGCCCGAATACTTGCGCACAAACGCCGACTGCAGCAGTTCAATCTGTTCGGGATTCATCTTGGCTTTGCTGCTCAGCACGATGGAAGGATGGGCGCCGTTCTCGAAGAACTTGCCGCTGTATTCATCCATGGCCAGCGCGTTGCCGATGGCGTTACGGGCGCCGTACTGGATGACCGACATGGACCGCATCGTCTCGTCATCGAATCCAAGGCCGGGGAAATGCAGGATGTCGGATGGGTCGAACCAGGTCGAAATGCCGTGCGAAGTCAGGTTGACGTAGTAGCGCACGCCATCAGGCAGGCGCAAAGGCGACACCGAACCCCACGGCAACGGCAGGATCTCGCGCACATCGCCGCGAATGCTGCGGCGAATCAGGGCATAGGCGTCACCGCGGAGCAGTTGCGCCATGCTAACGCCCTCCCACATGCTGGCGGAGGTGTATTGCGGCGATGGCTGCTCGTTGAGTAGATACCAGAGCGGATCGCGTGGGAGACGATCCGGCACGTCACCATCTGCCATTCGGTAGATATGGATCGGCATACTGACGATGGCGCCGGCGATCTTGGCGACACACGCGGCCACGGCCGACACGCGCATGGCACTGGTCGCGGTGACCGTGGTGCCAGATGGATTTACACCGAACGCCTCCAGCACGTCAGGGCTGTAGGCGATATTTGAAACCTGCCGCGCGCTCTCGCGCTCAGCCTTCCATTGCGTCAGGATCGCCGAGCCAGGCACCGCAGCACGGCGCTGCACGTCGTCCCACGTTGTGTTTTTTGTCATAGCTCTACGAAACCTTGAGAAATAGTATTGCTGGTCGGGTTCAACGCTAGAAGCGTCACAGCATTAAATAGAGCGGCGAGCGGGTCGATCTTTGCCGTGCCGCTCGCCTGCTTCGTGATCGTGATCGCATTGCCTACCGCGACCACCTTGGCGTTGCCGACGCACCAGTTCATGAGGCGCTGGCCGCCGTGCCAGAACTCGCCGGCGGCCAACTTGCGCTCAGTTGTCTTGATGGCGCCATTCATTTTCCAGCCCTGCGGTATTCCGACGATCAGGTCGGCCGGGATGCCCTCGGCTTCCAACATGTCGAGGATAGTTCCCAGGCCAGCCGGGTCGACGCCGATTTTGTCCAGCTTGCCCGAGATCCAGACTTGCGCCGCGAGGCTGACCAGCTCGGAAACATCGTCGCCGATACGCTCGACCAGCGTCAGATCGCCGTCCTTTTCAAAGTCATGGAAGCGTGCCGCCTCGGATTTGCGCAACTCCAGAACCGAGGGGTGCGCCCATGCATGCGTCCAGGCGAACCACTCGCGCGTCGTCAGGCAGCGCCCGACAGCGGCAAATCCCAGCAAATCATCTAGGCCGCCGCCGTCGATACCCAGGTCTATGACTTCGCAGCGAGCGATAAGCTCATCCAGCGAGAGCTTCGGCAGCGCCTGATGCTCCCAGTGGTTGGCGCCAGCCCAGCGGTCAGACCGCAACGCCAGGCCGATCTCGACGTTCAAGTGCTTGGCAAGGAAGCCGCGAAATTCCGTTTCACCCTTCTCTTGCGCCTGGCGGTAGCCCCGGGCGATGAACTCCTCATCTACCGAGGCGCCCATGTTCGGGTTCGTCACATAGGCGTTTTTCACGTCGCGGTGCCCGCCAGCGTCGAGCATGTCCTGGGGGAACTCGTACAGGATCGGGTAGAAGGCCGGGTCAACAATGCGACCGTCGCGTACACCTCGCGCATACAGCAGGCGGGAGAGGAAGGCGCCGGCTGGCGGGTCGTCAGATTGCGTAGTAGCAAAGATAACGAAGCCCTCGGGCCGCGAGGCCAGGCCGCCAGTGGCCTCCAGCAACATCGCGTCAGCGCGTGGATTCTTACCGAACAGCCAGAGCTCATCGATGAAAACGCCGATGGCCTTCTTGCCTGAGACTGTCTCGCCGTCGGCGGCCACGACCTTGAGGGTGGCGTTCGTGGTCAGGTGTGTGATGGTGCGGATGTGATCTTGCACCTTCAGTAGCGCGACCAGCTCATCATCGGCGCGGATCATCGCGGCGATCGGCTTGTAGCTGTTGTCCGCGACCTCCTTGGTTGGCGCCAGGACGATGAACTCGCCTTCGAGCCTCCAGTTCAGCAGCAGCGCCGTCAGCATGATGCCGGCGGCTATTGTGCTTTTACCATTTTTCTTGCTGATCAGGAGCATGAACTCTTTGATCAGGCGGCGCCCGGTGTCGGCGTCGTAGGCGCCGAAGATGCCCTCGACGAACTCGCGCACCCAGGGCTTGACCACATCACCCATGCGCGGGCTGCCGGGCGCATCCACCATACGCAGCTCGGAGAAGATCGCCCAGGCTGCGGCGGCCTGCTCAGGGAACAGCGGCGGACACGGCGTCAGGCTCAGGCCGGCGACGATCCGCTCTTCCCAGTCAGGGCAGGCAGTTGTCCATGAGAAACTCATTTTTTACCGCCCACTATGAGCCGAGGCGGCGGTGGCGGAACGCCGAAGCGACCTTGGCTAGCGGTCTTGGCAGCCTCCTGCTTCACTACCTTCTTCCCGCCCTCGCCCAACTTCTGGTGTTCGAAGGGCATCAGCGCCTTGGCGCAATCAATGCGTTGACGCATATCCAGTTCCGGCGCGTTCATGGCCGCGCCGAGGAATTCTTTCGGGTCTACATAGTGGGCACCGTTCAGCGGATCGACGTCATCATCGCCCGATGGTGGCGCCGGCGATTTTGCCGATGCAGTTGGCGCGGCAGCGGAGGCTGTGCGGCGGCTGGCTAGGTATGCCGCAACCTCTGGATCTTTAACAAGACGCGATCCCGCTGCGGATGCCGTGGCGGCGCTGTATTTTGCCTCAATCGCCGCATCCTTATTGGAGCGGCCGGCCAAAACGGCATCGGCGAACACCCGCTTTTTGCCTGTTAAAGCCATTAACATTTACTCCAAAGGGAAATAAAATCTGCGCGTGGGGTACATGCGGTCTAGAGCGGCAAAGGCTCCAGAGATTTACTCCGCCCCGCCCCTATCGCTTCGGTGATGCGCCTGCGGCCTGACCAAGGCCTCATGGCGCCTCGACCGGGAGCCTGACCGCCTCACATACCCAATGCTTCTTCGCGCTGCTTGTCGCGGCTATGGTGCGGGGCGCATAGACTTTGCCAGTTGGCTGAATCCCAAAACACCTTCATGTCGCCTCGATGCGCGATTACGTGATCGACCACAGTGGCCATCGGCAGGCCTATGCCCTTGCCCATACACGCCAGCCCAACCGCTGTAGCGTCATCCGATATCGGAATGCCCGCCTCACGCAGGCAGTACACACAGAAGGGGTGCTTGACCAGGTAGGCGGCGCGGGCTTGCTGCCACTTGTATCCATAGCCGCGCTGGGTGCTGCTGGTCTTGTCGGCGCGCCAGGCACCGGGCGTCATCGTGGTGATGCGTGCAGGTGCAGCGGTGATGCGGGGTTTGAGGTTGTGCAGCTTAGCCATTTCTCGGCCTGGACTGCGCATAGTCGTTGATGATGCGCACCTCTTCATGCTGGCGCGAAGACAGCACGGCTGCGTGGTCAACAACAATAGTGTCTGCGCAGCCAAGCGAGCGACCCGAGCCAACCCATGATGGGCTGACTATTCGAATATCGGATCGCCCGAGGTGTCGAGCCAACGCGCGCGGGTAGCCGTGATATCCATTACACCAGACGAAAACAGCTTGCGGTGGCGCGGCTTGTATCTGCTGGGAGGTGCGGCCTGATTCTCGATCTCCACTCATGTCACATCCTAATCTTGGTTGAGCCAGGCCCATGCGCCTGGCGCTGCGCGATGTCGCGCTGCATGCCGAGGAGTTGGAGGTAAATGACCAGCCAGCGTCGGCAGTCGTCGGTGGTCATAAGTCCCAGCCCACCAGCTGCCGACCAGTAACTATGCCGCCGGGCGCGCACTTCTTGCTATGTTCGACGCTACCGCGCCGGACATGTTTCATCATGGCCTGGTGCGCAGCCTCAGTACGCTCGTGCATCCAGGCATCGAAGCCGATCGCTTCCGCGCAAAGCCAAGATCCATGCTTCACAATCCGCACCATGCCCTTGAGCACTTCGGTGGCAATCTCATCGCCAGCCAGATAAAGATTGCCCAACTCGTCCAGACTGGCGCGTATTACCTCGCCCGCAACGTCATCAGCAGCTATGACGCGATCAACGAGCGCACCATCCAGGTAGATGTTGGCGCCCATGTAGTCAGGATGGTAGTCGGGGCTGGTCTTGTTGGCGGAGATTCGCATATCAGAGTCCTGTCCGTATGATCTTCGGGATGTTGCTACCAATCGTTTCGATCAGTACTTCCCCCTCGCGCAGCTCGGGCGTGCAATGGCGCATGGGCAAGCCCATGTCACCACGCTCGAACACGACCTCCTGCGCAGGCCGGCGATGGATAGCGCCATTGACTTCGACCTTCATCAGGCCGTCGGAATCGATTGTGCACACGTCCATCCCTTCGGATCTTTTGAGGACGGAAAGTGCCTCGGTCAGTCGAGCGCTCGCAACCTCATACTTGGTCCTCGCCTCGATGTCGGCCTGAACCAGAGCTGCGTATCGAGCCTTATCCTCGGCGCGGCGCCGCATGAATTTAAATAGACCGAACATGTGAGCCTCAAATAGAAAAGCCGCCAACGCACGAAGGCGAGCAGCGGCGAAACCCGGCATGCCGGGCAAGGAGAACTGGAGCGCGCTGGCAGGTCGCAAGTGTTAGGCGGTAATTGCGTGCAGCGCTGGCTTGGCCATTGCCCACAGCCACGGCCAAGCCAGCAGCACGAGCGCGACGATGGCGCCGCCAATCACAGCACCCGCAAGGACGAGGCCCACGATCATGCGACCGATATCGAAGTTGAACATGGTCAATCCAGTAAAGTATGGCAGCGGCCGCACTGGTGACGCAGCTTCATAGGCGCCTCGTCGTGGATGCCGAAGATGCCGCGCCGCTTCCCCTCTTCGGTCTGCACGCCGTAGCAATGACCCTTGGCGGTCTGTCGCGTCTCGCGCTTGTGGTAGCCGAGCAGGCATTGCACGCGCCGCCAAATGGGCATCCCCTTGGGGAACCATGGCATGCTTTCGTTGTGCAGCTTAATGTCATCGCCATCCATGATCAGTCCTTCAGACTCTTGACTTCGTCGACCAGCTCCTTTGCCGCTTCGGCAACAGGCTTTACTGCGGCTGCCGCGACGTCAACGACCATTTCAACAGGGGCAGCAACAACCTGCACCACATCGGCAGCGAGGCTGCTCAAGGATTTCAGTAGACTGAACATGTGAACCTCAAATAGAAAAGCCGCCAGCGCAGTGATGCGGCTGACGGCGAAGGCCCGGCGAACCAGGCGGGGAGAGCTGGAGCGGATCAGCGAACTACTTCCGCATAGACCATGCCGAATGGCTGGAATTGCAATGCAAACTTGTTATCATCTGCGTGCTGTCTGTATTCGACTGGCAGAAGCTCCCCGGCGCCGTTGGTATCGAAGACGCGCACGATCTTTCCATTCGCCTGGTACTCGAACGCGCCTGGGTTCACTGAGGTTACTGGGGTAATTACGTTCATGATTTGCGTGCCTCAAATAGAAAAGCCGCTGACATGCGAAGGCGATCAGCGGCGAAGGCCCGGCGATTGCCGAGCGAGGAGACTCTGGAGCGGGTGAAGGGAATCGAACCCTTGTCGTAAGCGTGGAAGGCTTCGGCTCTACCATTGAGCTACGCCCGCATGATGTTTGTGGCGGCCGACGCTGCGATCCTCCGGCTTAGTATGACTGCGTGATCACCACAATAAAGCCGCCTGGATCGCAGTTGGCTTTATTGTGAAGCCGGTCACCCGGCTAGCAGTGGCAACTAGGCCGACGTTCGACGCTCGGCCTCGCGGCCTGCGTGGATGCCGTGCGTGTCAGCGTGATTGCCGATGTCGAGCATCAAGGTGCGCGGCAAGTAGCTGGCGCCCGGCTTGGGCTTGGGCATGTCCGACATGCCGCCAATGACGCCAATGTCTTTCTGCTCGATGGCAGCGATGGTGATGTCCAGACCGACAGGTGCTGGGGTGGCGGCCTGGGTCGAGGCGACCAGGACAGTGGCTTGCGGGTGATCGGCTGCCGATGCGGCCGGCATCGCCATGGCGAGTGTAGCGAATGCAATCGCGCAGGCAGCCAACATCGAATTGGTAAAGCGTTTCATGTATTTCATGATTTCCTTGCGGTTTGTGGGTAAATGAGTGGTGACTACCACGAGATTCGCTACTTCACTTGGCACCTCCTTTTCAGACCTGCGGCGGCATGATCGCGCGCGCATCCGGCCATTTCAGTTTCGTTCTTCGCCCTCAGCCTCGGCCTGGCGCTCAGCGGCGATCAAGTTCCAGCCCAACTCCCTGCGTATTTCGTCAGGCGTAGGAGGCGGGTCTTCCGAGTGCGTGCGCCGCTCCAGGTACTCGCGTACCGTTTGTGGCGATGGATGTGTGGTATCGGTCACGGCGTCCTCGAAAAGTGAATCGCCAATGCAAAAAGCCACCGCAAGGGTGGCTTTCATTTGCTCCCGCGCTATCTGCGTGGTGAGCTATCTGTGAATTTCAGGGCGAACAGGTCCGGCGCTGGGTCGGGGTGCTGCCGCAAGTTTCGGGTATGGGCGCCTTGGCCTTCGCCATTCGTTACGATTCCGAAAGAATTTTACTGAAACACAACTTAGGTATTTACTATACACGAAATACTGTTTTTACGACCAGTTCGCACAAATATTTTTTAGTCAGTCGTGCGCAGCCTCGAGCTGGCCCGGCGTGCGTGGCTATCGTACATCGCGGTCAGCTCGCTCACCATGTCGAGCACGAGCCTCTTCTCGTACTCACGCATCCCGCTAATCTCGCTGATGCCGGAGCCCTTGCAGGCCGAGCACTGTCGATTTCCCAGCAAGGCAGTAACGCCAGTTCCTGAGCATTTTTTGCAGTGGCTGTCAAGCCAGTGCGCCAGCGATGCCTCGGCAACGCGCTTGTACAGAGGATATGCGATCAGAATGTCCTCGTTCTTCACCCAGTATCGAGCCTTACCCTTTTCGATCACGGCCGCCGTCCAGATGCGCAGCAGTTGCGCCAGGTTCTGCTGGTTGCCCTCAAACATGCGGTTGAGCGTGCCGTCAGCGTACTTCACGCGGCACAGCAAAGCGCCGATGTCGCCCGCCAGCGCCGCGGCTGCCAGCGGGTCCGTCTGGTGGTGAAGCGCATCGTCCATCAGGTTGGTCGATCCGATTGAAGCGATGTAGCGGTCAGCGAAGCCCATGTATGCCTTTCAGTTGTTGGCCAATGTTAACACCCATTTTTAGTTTCAAATAGCCCTGTCCTGGATGATTTTTCATACCCTCAATACCCCTGTTTTATTGAACTCGCGGATAGCCGCCAGTGAAGCCTTGGAAATGTCGTAATTCGACACGCTGCGTAGGAAAACCATCGTTTTGCCGATGCCATCGCACAGCACGCGCATTTCGTCGCCGTTGACGCCGAAGGTGCCGGTGCGTTGGGCGCGCGCCTGGATTTCGGCAACCGCTTCGACCATTGCCTGCGCCACCGGCAGGATGGCGTGGCCATCTGGCGCAATGCGGCGGGCCATATCGGCGTTGCTCAGCAGGTCGTAGACGTGCTGCTCCTGGAAGTGGCCCTTGCCCATTGCTTCGCTGGCCTGGAAACCGGGCATTTCGAAGGCAAAGTCGCGGCGCAGGCCTGTAGGCAGCACGGCTGGCTTCGGGATGTAGCGCTTGCGCGGCTTTTTGTTGGTGCTCATGGCGCAGCTCCAGCCTGCGCCATCGCCAGCGCGCGCAGACGCGGATCGGCGCGCACCATCACATCCAGCAGCAAGCGCTTTTCCTCCACGTAGGTCACGGCGAATTTCGGATCGTACATCACGATGCTGGACGTATTGCTGATCAGGTCCGCGCACTTGATCGTCTGCACCCAGCCAGGCGCGGCGGCCAGGCGCTTGCGGCCGACGGCCTTGCGCTCGACGCGGTTACCCACTTCCAGATCGGACAGCAGCATGACGCCATCGGCGACGACGGGGCCGAACTGGCGGAAGAGCTCCGCGTATTCGACGCCCTGATCCTCGATGCAGTCGTGCAGCCAGGCCGTGGCCATCATTTGGTCAGGATGGATCAGCGATGCCTGCCAACCGACAGACATGGCAATGCCGGCCACCTCGGCCAAATGATCCGAATATGGGTTGCCCGTGTATTTTCGCTGTTGCGCGCGGTGCGCGTGACGCGCAAACATCATTGCTTCATATGCGAGGTTCATTTCGTCTCCAATTTCAGAATTTGTATAAACCAACTCGGCCGGTGGAAATCGAGGCGCCGGAACATTTGCAACCGATGACTCTTGATAATCATGAAGTTGAAGATTCATGCGGCTTTGCGGGGTGGTGCTCGCCACTTTCTCGCCGAGCAAACCCAATCTTTCCGGCAATAGATTCTTGCGCCAGCGCAGCCGTGTCCATGCGTTTTTCCAGGTAGGCCATCGTCGTCAGCGGACTCTTGTGTCGCATGACACCCTGGATGGTCTGGATGGGCACGCCAGCCTCGGATAGCAACGTGGCGAACGTGCCACGCAAGCGGTGAGGCGTAATGCCTTTGACGGCGCAATGGGCGTTGGCGATCCTCATGGCCTTGCGGGCGAAGCCTGCTGGGTGCTGGGCGCCGTCGCGGCCGGGTGCGATCAGGCCCTCGGTCGCCCGATGCGGCGCGAGGTGCTCGATCAGCCATACGGGCATTGGCACAGGCTCGGCCTCGCGCCCCTTGGTGATGCCTGGCGTGTATGTGGCGCGCTGCCAGTCGATCCATTCCCATCGGGCGCCGGCCGCTTCGCCCTCTCGCAGGCCGAGCCCGAACATCAGGCGCACCGCAGTACCGACCGTTGGCGTGCGCACAGACGCAGAATCCACCGCACCAAACCAAGCCTTGGCCACGTCGAGCGGCAACGTCGCCCGTGGCCGTTTCTGCACCTTCAGCATGGTGACGCGCCACGGCAGGTGAGCAATGATGCCGCGCTTGACCGCCCAGTTGGCGATCAGCTTCATGACGCGCAGCCAGTGGTTGGCAGTGGCTGGCTTGTGTTCAAGCAGGTGCTGGTTGCGCGCCAGCTCGATGTGGGCGGTGGTCACGTCGGAGACGGCCAGTCCACCCAACTCGTACATGTGCAGGCGATGCACAACGTCGACGCTGCGCACATGGGCGGCGCTCGACACCGGCCCTTGCACCTGCAGCCATGCCTTGAACAGCTCATCGAGCGTCGGCACGGGATGCCCACCGTTGGCGCGTGTGACGGCGTCGGCGTAGGCGCGGGCCGCCACCGGCTCGGCCTTCGCGCGTGTACGCTCCCTGGTGCTGCGCTGCACGCGTGCGCCACCAACCTGGAAACGGAAGTGCCAGACCTTCTTCACGCGAAACAGGGCCGGGCTCACGGTTCCGCCCCGTCCGCAGCAGCGCGGCGAGACAGCCGCTCCGCGACCGCCTTGACGATCGCGAAGCGGAGCGCGGCGTCATGGCACGGGAAAGCATTGAACCTCACGTACACGCCCCCGGCGACGCACCCGGCGCCCATCGACTCAACCATCAGGCCGTGTTTGCCGATCAGCGGCCCAGCCTCCGCCCAGTCACCAGCCCAATCCGGCACCTTCGCCTGGCCACGGCTTTCGGCGGCGCCCGCCGGCGGCGTGCCGACCAGGGCGCCGCCCACTTCGACCAAGTTGGACCAGCCAAGCAGGCCAGCTAAGCGTTTGTTTGCTGCGATTTTGATTTCTTGATTTTTCATGTATAGCCTTTTAAGCCGTTTTTTATGATGGGTAGGTCACTTGGTAGCCGCCACACCTATTGCGCAGCGTGGCAGCACCTCTGGTCAATCCTGTGAGTCATTCGCCCTTGTCTGCTCAGGTGCATTTCTGTTGCCAACCATGTAAAGCTGCACGCGCTCGGCGGTCGACCGCTTGAACTCCTCGTCGGCCAGGCGCTGCTGCTCAACGCGCTGCAGGCGTGCCGCCTCCTTCGCGGCTGCGCCATCGGCAATCATTTTTTTGATCGTGGCAAGCTGGGCGCGCGCGGCATCGTCCGGCGTTTGATCCTGCTTGCCCTGCAACAAGCCAGCCACGGCAGGCGCAGGCAGCAGCCCTGCCCTCACCGCGTTGCCCAGCACCTCGACGTGCCGGTTCTTGTCCCAGCCCACGGATGCCACCCAGTCAGCCGGGCGCCGCGCCGCGCGGGCAGCGGCAACGATGCGCTCGTAGGCCTCCAGGAATGGCTTGCGCGCGCTGATGGCGCCGCTGGAGTCGAGCACCGGCCGGCAGATGCGGAATGCCTCGGCGATTTCGGTCGTCCAGACCACGCTGGCCATTTCGTCCTGGCTGGTCAGCGCGATGGCCCAGGCCTCCTCTGCACCTGGGCGACCGTCCATGAGCTTGCAGCGCTTCGCGATACCGGCCGGTACCGGCGCAAATTCCCCGTTCTCGTCGCGGTAGGCATGCATGGCCGCCTCGACCGTGCGCAGCGGATAGGGCTCAAGGTTGGACATCCAGGCGCGGACCATCGCAGTCTCCGGCAGCGGCTTGCCGTAGGCAGCCAGCGTTTCAGCCAGCACCTGCATGAAGCGCTGCGTGTCGGCGGCGTTCATGCGTGCACCATGTCGATGATTTCGCCGACAGTCGATCCGCCGCCCATCAACTCACGCATCACGCGGGCATTCGTGTCTTCGATCGATTCGCTGCAGGCGTTTGCGCGAGCCTGGCCAGCGTCGTTGCGGATGAAGCGGTCGATATGGTCAGCATCCCGCAGAATCAGGTCCAAGCCGTTGTACTTCGTTTTCTGCGCATTCTGACCCATGTTGTGTGGCGTCTTGGAGCAGCCACGGATGGCTTTGCAGATGTCGGCCGGCGTATAGCCTTTGAGCGCCTTGGTGATGACCCGCTTGCGTTTGTCGTCCAGAACCGACCTGGGCGAGTCCATGACTTTTTGCCAGAAAGCGAAGATCGTTTTCACGGCGTCGAGCTGGGTTTGCTCGACAGTGGTGTTTTCCTGTCCTTCGATCCTTTCCTCTGATCCTTGATCCTTAGATCCTTGATCCTTGATCCCACCACGAGCATTCGCGACATTTCGCGAGGGTTCCACGAATTCAGGTATTTTTGACTTGCTCGGCTTGTCAATCTTCTGATGATTCAACCACTTAGCGATTTGCATGTAGGTCGAACCCTCGACGGAATAGACGTAGACGCAGCCTTCAGCGACCAATTCTGCGATCCACCCGTCGATCAGGCTCGGCGCGTCGTCATCGTAGGGAAAAAGAAGGCTCGCGAGCATTCGCGAACTTCCGCGAAGCCTCCCCTCATCGTCGGCGAGCGTCCAGGTCAAGATAAAAAGCAGGCGCGCATCGCGGCTGACTTTGCCCATACTTTCGGATTGGGGGAGTTCTGGCTTAATTGATCTAATTCGAGCCATGCAAGGCCTCCATAAACAGTGATTCTTGAATCGGCGCCGCCTTGCGGCTCCAGAATGTGAGGGCCTGGTGCGACTCGATCCGCTCGCGCATGATGGCCGCCCTCGCCTCCTTGGTTGGCGGCGTGTAGGTGCCGCGCCAAGCCGAATCGATACCCACGTTTTGCCCGATGTTCGTGCTATCAGCACTGGCGAACGGGAAGCGCGAGAAGATGGCTGGGTCCAGCATGCGCAGGCCGTGCAGCTTGCATGCTGGCCGGCCAGCCTTGTCGCAGATGACGTCCATCGCCTGTGCCATGCGCGTCCACCAGGCCGTTGTGCCGATCTGCGCAAACTCGCCCGAGCTGCCAAGGCAGATGCGCGGCCATTCGTTGACGAGGCAGTCCAGGCGGCCCAGCGATTCGTGCAAATGCCACACTGGCGCGCCAACATGCGGTGCCGACGTGCGCCAGGGCCATTCGGCCAGCAACGCGTCGTTGTCGACCTCGCTGCCATCGATGACGTCAGGGATTACCGCGAAATCGAAATTTGGGTAACGGTGCAACTCGCCCACCCATTCGTAAAAAAGTGACCAGTCTGTGATCGGCTGGCCGCTGCGCCAGGCTGAAAACGCCCCATTGTCGACGGCGAACGACTGCGCCACCTCCAACGCTATGGTCAATTGGTCTGGATGACGGAACGAAACGAAGGCATGCCCGCCGCTGACGGCGCGCACGGCGGCCGTGGCCGGCGTGATGGGCAGTCCGTGATAATGGATCATGGGCGAGCCTCCTGCACGCGCACCGCGCCGAACAGCGCAGCCACCAGCGGATCACCCACGGCGCCCGCCTTGCGGATCCAGTACTTGCTGCGCCAGTGCCGCTGAATGATAGATTGTGATTTGCTCATACTGCTTCCATTTCGAATATTGTGATTTGCCGAGGGTCGACCTCAGGAATCAGTGACAAGTGCGCTTCGCCGACACGAGGCGCAGGCGTGCCGACCACCACCTGGACGTCTGCGAGCAAGCTTGATTCCCCTTGGATGCGCTTGCGCGCGATCTCGGCGTAGGCCGGGTTCAGTTCGATGCCAATGCAATCGCGCTGCAGGCGATCTGCGACAAGGCCGGTGGTGCCGGCACCGAAGAAGGGATCCAGCACCGTGCCGCCAGGCGGGCAGCCAGCGCGGATGCAGATTTCCGGTAGTTCGGGCGGAAACGTGGCGAAGTGGGCCTCGGCGAACGAATGCGTGGCCATGGTCCAGACGCTACGCTTGTTGCGCATATCTGGGCGGGCTGCGGGATCCTCACGGAAGCCGGCGCCACCGCCCATGCGCGCGGCCGTGCGCAAGCCCTGCTCGTCGCGCCCGTCGTCCTTGCTGCAAGCCATGACGCGGCCACGTTGACGCGCATCGGCATCGGTGCCATGACCAAACCCGACGCCGCGAGCTGTGCGCTTCTGCGGTTTCTGGCCCGGCACGTCGTAATTCTTGGTGCCGAAGCTGTTTCGCGGGTGGTCTGCGGCGCCAGCGGCCGGCTCCTTGATGGCTTCAGCGTCGTAGAAATATTTCTCGCTCTTGCTGAGCAGGAATATGTATTCGTGTGACTTGGTGCAGCGGTCGCGCACCGACTCCGGCATCGGGTTCGGCTTGCTCCAGACGATATCCTGGCGCACCCACCAGCCGGCGTCCTGCAATGCGATGGCCAGGCGGTGCGGCATCATGCATAGATCCTTGTGCTTGAAGCCCAAGGGGATGCTGCTGGAACGACGTGCATGCGCCGTGCGCACAGCCACGTGCGGATTGTTGCCCTTGTGGCCGCCAGCACCTGCTGGGCCGTTTGGCTTGCTCGCGTAGCTGTCGCCCATATTGATCCAGCAAGTGCCGTCAGCGCGCAGCACGCGCCGCGCCTCATTGAAAACGTCGACCATCACCTCGATAAACTCCGCAGGGGTGGACTCCAGACCGATCTGGCCGTCGACGCCGTAGTCGCGCAAACCCCAATATGGCGGGCTGGTGACGATGCAGTGCACAGATTCGGCTGGCAGCGCGCGCAGCTGCTCGCGCACGTCGCCAATCATTATTGTTACAGTCATAAGAGTCCCTCAGCTTTCAGGATTTCGTGTGTGCGGCCAATGGCCGCGCGAAAGGCAGCCTCCAGGCCGGCCAGCGACAGATCAGCCGGGCGCGGGCGCCGGCCGTCGAGCACGTCGTGGCATGCGCTGCAGCCGAACGCGGCGGCCGTGTCTGGCGCCTTCAGGCCCATGCCCTTCCCGTCTGCCAGGAAATTGCTGTGGCAGAGCACAGTGGTGTCGGGGTCGAAGTTGCAGACGGCCAGGCGCAGCGTGCAGTCCTGGCCGCGCGCGGCGTTCCGGATCGGCGTCGAGCGCGGGCCTTTGGTTTTCAAGCCGGCCTTGCGCTTCGGCGCCGTGCGCTGGTGCGACTGCACGGAGAGCATGCCTGTGCTGGACATGGGCGAGGTGCGCTTGAGCTTTGACACTTCGCGCGCCTCGATGCGCTCGCCGCGCGCGAAGGCCGTGCGCTTCAGGCCGGTGCCGGGCTTCATGGGTGAGCGCTTCATTTCCCACCACCAATACTCAACGTGTTACGATTCCGCCAACTTAAATTGGAGGCGGAATGGCTTGGTACGATAAGTGGGCGATCATGGTTATAGCCGCCGCCATAGGCGTAGCCGGATATAACGGCATACCTTGGTGCAAAATGGGCGTCGCGGAGTGGGCTTACTGGATAGCCGCAATCGGAACTACAGGGACATTGCTCGGAACAATCTGGCTTGCGACAGCCGAAAAGCGGGACAAATTGAGTCGAGAAAGAGATCTCGCTCTCATTGTTTGCGCAGGCATTATTCTGAAGATCGCAGAAATTCAAATCAAAGTGAAAGCAATCGGAGAAAATCTCCAAACCACTAAGGTCGGCGAAATTGGCCGGGTAAAGTGGTGCGCGGATATGCTCGCTGGACTTCCTGAAATTTTGTTTACCGATGTCGCAGCGCTTATAGTTTTGCCCAATAATGTCGCCGCTAAAGTGGCAACCGTTTTGACGGAACTTGATTGGTGTAAAAAAGAAATCACTCGTCGCGGCAATGAAGGTGAAATCGACGAGGACATTGTTTATATGTGCATTCATACTGGTAGGCGAATGATTGACGCCAGCGACCGACTCACGGGATACAGGAATGAGATCGATGCTTTTCTGAGCCATAACGAATGCAGCATTGTGTAATTCAAACGGTTCGGATCTCTTCACCGTCAATCCTCCATCGCGCGCTTGATGCCAGCACCATCGAGGCCAGCAGCCTTGCAGCCCAGGCGGGTGGCGTGGAAGTACGTCATTTCATTGGCGGCGCGTCCGGCCGTAGCCAGGCCGGCGGACACCAGGCGCTGCATGGCCTCACGCGCCTGCCCGCCGCCGGCGGCAAAGTAATTGCGCAAACCCCAGTGATACTTCGGCTTGCCCTTCACGGCGCCCAGCATGTGCTGCAGCTTGGCGAAGTCGCCAGGCAAGATCGCGTCGCGTACGGCGGCCAGCGCGCAGGCGGCGCATTTGCCGTGCTGGGCCAGTTGCTTGGCGGTGCTGGCCTTGCCGCAGGCGCAGACCTTGCGGACAAGAGAATAGGCCGGTGCAGACTGATTGGCGATATGAGCGCGGTCGTTTCTGGCCAAGTCGTACATCATGATAGGATTCCTTTTCGCCAACCTTGGAGATTTATATGTTTGCTTATCACATTGGACCGATCGATAACGGATGGGGGAACTTGGAGAGTGTCCAAGCGGCCGTGACTCGGCTTAAGAACGACATCACCAAACTTCGATTCGGGCCTCCCGGACCAAAAGGCATTGATCCCGATGAGTTTATGGAAAGTGTTGAATTGGCTGAAGCCGCTGCCGCCAGAGTCGGCTGGGAAGGCGATTACAAGCAGGGGCCTAAGGTATTTTGGGTACCTATTGATGACGCATTCACTTGGGGCTTTGTGTTTAAGCAGGGAAACAACGGAAGCACCTTTGTGATTTCCCCTATTCCGATGCCTCACTTGACTAAGATATAAAATCACGCCACCCTCGCAATCTCGCGCTCATGCGCGAAGTTGGCGAGGATCAGTGCCTTAGCCATGGGTGGGCAAACTGAGTTGCCGCACATGCGCACCTGGGCCGACTTTGTCAGTTTCAGGCCCTGGGACGGGTCGTCGCCGATGATGTAATCGTCGGGGAAACCCTGGGCGCGAAACAGTTCGCGCGGCTGCAGCATGCGCAGGCCGATATCCACGATCTGATAGTCCTGGCCTTGGATAGTCACCAGGCCGAACCTGTCGCGGCTCGTGACCGTATTGAGCGGGTCGGTGAGGCTGTGCGTCTCGCTGGCGCCGTAGTAGGCCAGCAAGAACGAGCGCACCTCGGCGTGGTGCTGGCCGCCAGCGCTGACGGTGCCCAGCGGCTCGTCGGTGCCGGCCGCTGTGCTGGTGCCGCGCAGCTTGATCATGTTGCTCGTGACCAGCGCCGCCTTACCGCCGCCTCCGGCCGTGACCGTGCCAAGCGGCGCATCAGCGGCGTGGCCGACACTGGCGCCCATGTCGCGCTGGATGTGTGCCGTGACGATGCCCAGCGCATGCGGCGCTCCAGCTGGGTTTTCCTTCGGCCCGGCGGTGATCGTCGGCAGCGGCGTGTTCATGTCGCTGCCGGTGGCGCCGGTGCGGAATTTGGTGATATGCGCCGACACCATCGAGAAATGTCCACCCTTTACCTGGGCGCAGATCGTCCGCAGCGGCGCATCAACCGGCATCACGCGCTGTGTGCTCGCATTGGCATGCTCCGTCAAGAAAGCTGTCACCAGGCTGTGGTGGTCGCATGCGGTGACCGTGCCGATAGGGTCGGCCAGGTCGGAGCCCACGACGCCCGTATAATGCTTGGCCAGGAACGCGGTGGCCACGGCCTTGTTGCCGCTGGCCGTCACGGTGCCCAGCGGCGCCTCGACGTCGTGCGCGCCGGTGCCCCAGCGCTTTGCGCCGCTTGGCGATACCTCGCCGTGGGCGGCATCGACCAGCACCGCCGTGATCAGCGCCGCGTCAGCCTTCGAGGTCGCCGTCGCCGTGGGCTCGTCCACGCCGCGCGGACGGCTCTGGCCGGCCCGGCCGCCGACGCCAGTCAGCAGCGCCGATACCAGCGCCTGGTTGCCGGCAGCGGTTATCGTTGGTACCGGCATGTCGGCGCCGGCGCCGGGATGGCCGGTGGTATTGGTCATGACGAATGGCGCAAGCTCTGCTTCGATCAGCGCATGCTTCGATGCCGCACCCACCACCGTGCCCAGCGGCTTTTCAATGTCGAGCGCGCGCGGCTCCTGTGCCGCGTGCACCAGCACGACGTTTTCCTCTTCCCCGCAGCGCGGGCATTCGGCGGGCGCCAATCCGCCGGCGCCAGTAGCGTGCTGGTCGTGGAATTTGTCGCCGCAAGCCTTGCAGTGGTAGAGCGTCGGCCGTTCGCCATATCCAACCTGCACCAGCGTGGCCACGCCCAGCGCCTTCTCGCCGCGGTGTGCGCCGGTGATGGTGCGGAACGGCTCGCCGATTGATTCCGTGCGATCGCCGCCCTGGTGCGTGACCGGGACAATGGTCGGCGCGCAGAAATAGCTGTCATTGCGCGCCAGCAGCGTGCCGAACGGCTTGGCCGTCGGGCGTGGCTCGCCAGCACGTGCCGGGCCGCCGGCGCCGACGATGAACGGATCCGCCGCGTCGACCACATACCGCATGATCCCCTTGGCGATACGGCGCAGCGTGGCCGGCGCCAGCGGCCGGTCGCGCTCGAAGATCGACGGGCACGGCAGGCTGAAGTCGATGCACTCGGCCGCCGTGCGGTACGGCAGCAGCTTGCCGGCGCGCACGCCGATGCTGTCCGGTGCGCCATGGGTAGGCTCCGGCCACTTGATGGCGATGCCGTCGCGGCGCGCCACCAGGAAGAAGCGCTTGCGGATGGTGGGCGTGTCGTGGTCGCAGCCGCGCATTTCGCGGTAGTCGACGGTATAGCCGTGCGCGCGCAGCTGGCGGATAAAGCTGTCGAAGGTCTTGCCCTTCTTGGCCGGGTCAGGCTTCGCGCTGCCGTCGGCGGCGATCAGCAGCGGGCCCCACGTTTTGAATTCCTCGACGTTTTCCAGCATGATCACGCGCGGCTTGCACTTGGCCGCCCAGCGCAACGTCACCCAGGCCAGGCCACGGATGCGCTTTTCGACGGGCTTGCCGCCCTTGGCCTTGCTGAAGTGCTTGCAGTCGGGCGACAGCCAAACCAGGCCGACTGGGCGATTGCCCGTCACCTTGATCGGGTCGACGTCCCACACGCTCTCGCACAGGTGCGTGGTATGTGGGTGGTTCGCGGCATGCATGGCCAGCGCTTCGGGATCGTGGTTGATGGCGATATCGACCGGCCGGCCGAATGCCTGCTCCAAGCCGGTGCTGGTCCCGCCTCCGCCCGCAAAGTTGTCGATAATTAACTCTGTACCCAGGTCGAGGGACATGGTGAAAGCATCGCGCTTCATGGGCACCCCCCGGCAAACTCTGGAGCAAAATGAGCGCATGGCGGACTGGAAGTGATCATTGTCACCGGCGCGCCGAAAATAGCTGCCACCAACGGATCACGGCCGTGCTCGCCGCGCGGCCAGTTGCTGCTGCGATTGCGATAAAGGTCGAATTCGTCCTGGTCGTCCAAGTCAGGCATGCCGTACAGGGCGCGAACGTGCGCAGCAGCTGGCTCGATCAGCACCAGTTGACCGGCCTTGACCAGTTTGGCCAGGCGCTTGCGCACGGTTTCGCGGTGAAGCGTCAGGTCTAGGGCGATATCGCCAATGGTTGCGGCGCCGCAGCGCTTGACCGTGGCCAGGATATCGGCGGCGCGGTCGGCGTTGGCGGAATTGCGCGTGGAGGCTATGTCAGCTTGCGCGCCAAGCAAGCACGCCGCTTTAGTATTTGAGCGGTCATTCATGATTCCGCCTCCCCGGCTTTCGCGTATTTGCGCACCAGGAAGACCTGGCCAGCACCGGTCACCATGGCGGTGAAGGTGGGATGCTCGACGCCCTTGCTGTCGCGAAAAGGGTTGCCTTCGATGACTGTGAAATAGCCCTTGTCGATGTATTTCTGATATGGCAGGTTGCTACCACTGATCAAAATATGATCCTCGCGCAGGCGGCGGAAAAACTTGGTGCGGCCGATACCGATGGTCTTGGCTACCTTTTCGATATGGCACACGCCATCAATGGCACGAATGGTTTCTGCAAAACGGACTTTCGGCGCGTCGATGGCGATCTTGGCCGCCAGCGCGATGTTCTCGGTTTCAGCGCGCAGCGCCAGCTGGATCAGGTCCATGCGCGACAGCTCAAACGGCTGAGGCGCCACTTCCAGTTCGAGCCAGCGGTCGATAATACGCTTGCGCATGACTACGTTGTAGCCGGAAACCAGCGTCAACGTCAGGTCCTTCGGGAGCAGATACTCCGTCTGCGACTGGCCATTTCCGGCCCTGTAGACCTGCTCAAAACTGAGCAGGTTCAATTTCAGCACCTGGAGCATAGCCTTGGTATCGCGCGCAACGTTCCGGTGTTCCTTCCCGGTCAGCTCGGCGATCTCCCTGCTGGTCATCAGCAATGACTGCGGTATAATCATTTCCATCGTGTGTTCTCACGTAGTGTTTTAAGGAAGCCCGCCTGCCAGCGGGCTTTTTTCATTTCTGGCTTTGCAGTTCTTGCAGCATTGCTTCGTAGTGCTGGCGCGTCCGCACGTGGCCGGGGTCGACCGGCAGTTCGCGCTCGGCCTGTTCCTGCAGCTGATCGCCCTGCTCGGCCCGCGCTTGCGCGCCGCCTTCCAGTTGCATCGTCGCCCAGGTCAAGCCGTCACCTCGGCGCGCGCGATGCGCTTGAGCTCGCGGATCGACACGTCGAACACCTCGTGCATGCGGATCAGCAGCGAGGCGCCAATCGGCAGGCGGCCGTGGCGAATCCTGGAAATCACGGGCGGCGCCACTTCCAGCGCGCGGGCCAGGGCGGCGTCGCTCTTTGGGCCTTTGGCCAGCAGCGTGTCGAGCAGCTCGTTGTTGCCAGCAGCGTTGTCCAGCGAGCGATACGGCGTAATTGCAGTTGTTTGCGTCATGTCATGTTCCATATTGATAGTGATTAAAGTGACCGTATCCGGCCATGCGATGCTGTAGCAGTCGGGTGCGGCTGCGTTATGGCGGCTCGCGCTGCGGCACCTCATATTTCTTCGCCACCCTGTCGGTGGCATCGCGCCATTTCTGGCGCGCCTCCTTGTGCGCGGCCTTCGCCGCACTCTCGCCCTCCCCGTCCTTGGCGCCCTGCAAGTCTTTCTCGGCCTGGCGGTAAATCATCGAACGCTGGAAAACCAGCTCCTTTTCCTCGGCGGTGACCTCGGCTGGTTTATTCAATAGCTGCCTCCATGCCGTTAAACCCGCATCCGCACGACGCGCGGGACGACGCCAAAGCACGGGCGCGGTGCCGGCGAAATCTGGGCCCTGTTATTTATTGATTTGGGCCTAGCTCCGCTGGAAAACGGCGGCGTATCATTCCGTTTCGGCCTGGCGTCCAGGTGATTGCGGATGATTACGATGGTGCATTCGTTCAGCACGTCGCTGACGGATTTGCCCTTGGCCGCGCAGGCCGCTTGCAGTGCATCTTTGTGTTCATCGGTGACATAGCCCTTGACGAGCGCGGTGCGTTTTTGTTTCAGCTTCATGGTTTTCTCCTGGTGGTCGGTGTTACAGGGTTTGGGTACAGCGAAATGCAGGTTGGTACTTGGTGCTGTTTTACGGTGGGCGCTCGCAGGCTGGCAATGCGCACTCCTCAAGCGGCACGCCGCAAGGCATCTGGTGCGGTTCGAGCAGCGAAATGCGCTCGAAGTCGTCCGCCGGGCGCGGCGGGTAAATTGGGATTAGGCGGATCATGGCTTGGCCCCCACGTCGATGCCGACAGCGGCCCGCAGCGGCACGGTGTCGAAGATGGCGTTGGTGCTGGGCGGTTGGCGGCCGGCGTGGCCGGGATCGACAGCGACCAGCTCGGGCCAGATTTTGTGCCAGTCTGCTGGGCGTAGGTCTTTACGGGAAACCTCGCCTCCCGTAGCGCGTTCGATCTCGACGCAGCGCTCAGGAGGAACTGGCCGCAACGCATTCGCCCATTGGCTAATAAGCACTGGAGTGATGCCGATCTTGTCGGCTAAGTCGCGCTGGGACCCGCGACCTTTGACGTATTCGATGAGTTTCATAACCTCACTATAGCAATTTGCTTTTACTCTTGCAATAGCAATTTGCATATTCCTATATAAAGCGTTTTGCTATTAAATGCCCATATGGCTACATCTAAAGAAATCCGCATCGAAAATCTCCGAACGCTCGTCAACGAATTCAGGACGGCGGACGCCGTGGCTCAACGCGCAGCCACGGCACCCATGTATCTCAGCCAAATATTGAATAGTGCGAAGTCATCTACCGGTACCGCGCGTGGCGTGGGCGATAAGTTGGCTCGCAAGCTGGAGGCCGGTTGCGGCAAGCCGGAAGGATGGATGGATGCCGACCACAGCGACGACCAGATTGAGGATATTCCTCAAGATCACGGCGATCCCGTGTCTACCTCCCCTGCCCACCCTCTGTTGCCCGGCGCCCGCCGCGTCACCGTAGGCGAAGCCATCCATGCAACGATTCCCATCAAACTGGTCACAATGCACTTGCAGGCCGGGATCATGGGATTTGAAGTGGAGCAAAATTTTGAAGATGGCGGCACCTTAGATGTACCATTGCAATGGGTCGAGGAAAATGATTACGTCCCACACTGTCTTATTGCCATCAAAGTGCGAGGCGATAGCATGCAGCCCCTGCTTTACCAAGGCGATATCGCCGTGGTAAATATCGCAGATAATAAAAAGGTAAGTGGGGGCGTCTACGCCATCAATTTCAATGGCGAGCCCGTCATTAAGCGCCTCAAATATGAGGGGCGCGAATGGTACATGACGTCCGAAAATGGCGACCCACGATACGCGAGAAGGCTTTGCCGTGGCGGTGATTGCATTATTGTTGGGCGCATAGTGCGGTTTGAGGCGCGCAATTTCAAAGACCGGCTTTAATTCACGACTAGAATGATTATGAAAAATTTAATCTTGGCGCTAGTCGCCCTCGTAAGCGTCCCAGCCTATGCGCAATACGCATCATTGACACAGAATGCCGCCTCAGCAGCAGAGCTTAAACAAGCAACTCTGCTGGCGGCGCGTGAAAAAATGGCAGGTGCGAAGTTTTGGATCGCGCCGAATGCTTCTGCAATTAGCCGGAAGGAATTTATTGGCGCAGAGGAAGACGGCTCTATCGGCAGTGAAAAATTCGTGGTGACGGAGGCGACCAGCTTTTCAGTTATTGGCTTTGCAACTCATAGATATCGAAATTACGTCAAGATAACTTTCCCCGATGGAAAAATTGCATATTTAGAAGAGGGCATACTATTCCATAACGACCCGAAAAAATACGCTCTTTTTGATGACCTATATGAGATTGGGAAGCCCAGGCATAATTTTGTTGAATACATCCTGCCAATATCACCAGATGAATTACGCATTGCGGAGAAAAAGTCTAAAACCAAAGCGACAAATGCCAATGCCGCATGGAAAGCTCGTGGCGGAGTCCGTATTGGAATGACCGCAAAGCAGGTTCGCGCATCCAACTGGGGCGGGCCGGAGAGCGTCAATCGCAGCACTGGCACGTACGGCGTACATGAGCAATGGGTGTATGGCGGCGGCAATTATATTTATCTGGAAAACGGCGTGGTTACGTCGATTCAAAATTAAACATGATGTTCATCGCATCGCCGACCTCAAGCACTTGGTGCGCGAGCTGCTGACAAGTGACAATTCGCTAGATTCCCAGTTGCCAATTTATCATATAATGCTGCGGCGAAACAGCACGCACATGCTGAACAATAATGGATTATGAAAAAATTTCTCGCTACAGTATTTATGGTTGTTTTCTTGGTAGGTTGTGCGGCTTCCGAATTTAGAACAGCCCGAGAAAATGCGAATTTGGTTAAAAACGGTATGACTGTTTCCCAGGCATCCCAAATTCTCAGCATGACTCCCAGTCATCAAACATCGGAATTCGCCGATTGGCGCAGAGGAAACGCGCAGACCTACAATGGAACTCGCAATGGCTCAATCAGATTTCAACTAAAGGATGGAGTAATCTACGGCATCCCGGAAGGTGGAATATTTAGCCAGGCAGCGTTCAAAAAATTTGAAGACGAGCGCATCGCAAAACTTGAGGCCAAAGGACTTGCCGATAGGAAGGCCGAGAATGAGGAGCGGGCCAAAGTCCTCGCTGATATAGAAGAAGAGAAAAAGGCCGCAGTCGAATCTGTCGTCACATGCGCAGATAAAACAATGTGTACGAAAGTTTTTTCCCTTGCACAAATATATACTGCCCGCAATTCCGATCAAAAAATCCAAGTCGCAACAGATACGATTATCGAAACATACAACCCCACTGAAAACGGAAAAATAGGTATCTCGATTGTAAAAACTCCTGGGCGGGGCACTATCGAAACTGTAACCATTGTCCCTACCTGCAAAGTATCGACAAGCAATAAACTTAGTAAGGACCTGTGTCGCAGCAAGCGCATGCTGGTTTATTTAGGGTTCCGCTCATTCATCGAAGAAAATCTAAATCGCTAAGCATCGCTCGCGCCAGCGGGTGTGCGGCTGGTGAATTAAGCTGCCGAATTGCGCGGCACGCGCGGAGTATAAGCGCCCGTCCCATCACGTTCATGCTTGGCCGCCCTGGCCTCCCATTCGCGCAATTTCTCCGGCGTAGCATCGACTATAGTAACGGGCTTCCGGCAGAGCTTCTCGCCCAGCGACGCAAAGTATGCGTCGATGATTGGGCGGGCATATTGGCGGAATTGGACTGAAGGTATCCCGAGTGCGTCACAATGCTCGGGATAATCGCGCAGCAAAGCAAGCGCTATTTCGGCTGGGTGTTTTTCGTTTTCCATTTTGAGGAATCCTTATGAGCAATATTTTGTTTGAAAATTCCACCGTTGACGGCGGCCAAGGCCGCATCGCGGGAGTGGGCGATCCTTGCAGCGAGATCGTCAAAGCCATATACGGCGACGACGTTTCCCCACCAATTCAGAACGTGATTATCGAAGTACTTACATCGTCCGGCGCACTAGTTCGGGTAGTTATTCCAAATTCAAATACAGGTACTGCGTCCGTTTATTTGGACGATAAAGAAATTTAATCCCGCCTTTTTTTTCGGTCGAGGGATGTGATCATCAGCGTCCCACCCACCCCAACACCCTTCCCGCATCCGGTCCAACCGGGCTTTCCTTGCGACGGAGTCGAATTATTTCCCACTCCTATTTCCCCTCTATAGGCACTAAAAAGTACCTTATCTTGCACTTGATGCCAGCTTTTGATCTTGCGCTTCAAGGTCAAGAGCACTGCGCTTTTCTCTATGTCCTAGGCTTCGGGACCGAGAACAGCACCTCCCAGTAATCAAGCAAGAACTTGACTACCGTGAATTGCTACATGCCTCCTAAGTATCCAGGGACGCGTTTCACATAGGGCAGACGTTGGGCCGTTTCCTGCCCCCGCCGATTGGCGCTCCGCCCTCTATCCCCCCCCTGCGGCCAGTCAACTCCTTCTTGCCACCCTACACGCCTTGCTCGTTTCGCTGGTTTCCCCTGGGGTACTGCGAGGCGCTGCCAACTCCATCTATCAGGACTTGCGCAACCCGGCGAGATTTGACCCGGGCTTCCGGTCGCCTGAAATTTCTGGCGACGAAAACATTTTACATGAATTCGACAAAATAAAAGCAAATTGCTCTTGCTATACTAAAAGCAAATTGCTATAGTTCACTCCATCAAAAGCAAACACAGGAGTACGACATGTCCCCAGCAGAGCTTGCAGCACTCGAAGCGGTCCTCATCGCCCACGGCGAAGTGATCCCGACAATCGCCATCCCAGCGCGCGGCTGATCGTCATGCAGATCACATCCTCCACCGTTCAGCAGCTCCTGATCACAGGCGCGCCCGGCCTGGACCCGATCCGTGTATTGATCGAAGACCTGGAGCCGGGCAAAGGCCTGCTGACGGTCTGCTGCTTCCACGCCGCCTGGGCCATGGCCTTCACCGGCTACTGGGGTGCGATGTCTGACCGCACGCTGACGCAATTCCTCGTGGACTGCGATCCGGATTACATCGCTGGCAACCTTGAATGGTCGCTGCCAAAGACGCGTAAGCAAACGAAGTACCTCACAAGCATCGTTATCGCAATGCAAGCGGCATTGCGCGAACTGGCGGTGAAGCCATGAGCTACTTCATAACCACCCGTACAGCTACCGGCAGCCAGCAAACCTACACCGGCACCGGCAGCCCTGACGCCGCCCTCGCCGCGTTGCCAGAGGACGAGCCGATGAGCATCACCGTTCTGGTGCGGCCATGATCACCCTCTTCAACCGCCTGCTGGCCGCCCACCGCCACTACCAGGCTCAGCACCAGCACTGCATGAACAAGATGCGCCTAGCCGGCGTGCGCCGCGAGCTGGCCGGGCTTGAGGAAATGCGCAAGGAACTGATCACCGCGCAGATCGAAGCACTGATCGACCTGGACGCATCCGCAGCGCGCGTGAAGCAGCTGGGCCGTGCCCACCGGGAGGCGCAGTGGACGTCGTCAGCCAAGCCGTGATCGACGTAGCCAGCCAGGCCTTGCGCAACTGGCATGCCGGCCACGCCATCGTCTACGCCGTCCGCCTGGCGCTGTTGAAGGCTGAAATTATAAAACTTACAAGGAGAAAGTCATGAACGCAGTTACGCAAGAAAGCCAAACCGCAATGCAAGTATCGCAATTCGACCAGGGCGAGCTGCCAGTTGCGGCAACCAGCACCGCCGCCCCGATCCTCGGCAGTGCAGGCATGGACAGCATGATGCGCCTGGCCGAGGCTGCGCCTTTCAAGCTGAGCAAGGAACTGCTGGCCGGCCTGCTGACGGGCCGCGAATACGGTAAGGAAATAGCGAAGGAAGAAGAACTGCAGGCCAAGGCCGCCGGCCTGATCGTGATTTTCGGCGCTAGCGACGACTTGATGGAGTTCCGTGGCTTCGTGGACGACGAGCGCGGCGCGCCGACCATCGCACTGCTTGACGCCAAGGGTTTGCTGCCGTTCCGCGAGGATATCCAGCACGACGACGATGCACTCAAGGATTATTTCACCCGGGCGCCGCAGGTGCGCGCCGTGGATGCCCTGTGGGCCAAGGAAGACGGCTACAGCTGGACCTACCGCACCGACGTGCCGCACGCCACCTTCGAAATCGTGGAGGACGGCGAGCCGTACTGCCGCGGCATCGTGATCGACGTGGCCGACCTGGCGCCAGCAGTGTGATGGCCCGGCGCCACGCGGGAGCACCGCCTTGACAGAAATCGTGCTCATGAAAATGGCCAATATCCTCGTGCCGCACGACGAGGCGGCGGCCGATTTCATCCAGAAGATGAAGGCCGGCGCGCTGATGCACGCCGACTTCAAGAAGGTGCGGAACTACCAGTTCCACAAAAAATACTTCGCCCTGGTGTCTTTCGCCTTTGATCAGTGGGAACCGCGCGGCGGCCTGACCTACCAGGGCCAGCCAGTAGCGAAGAACAAGGAGCGGTTCCGGAAAGACGTGGCGATCCTGGCCGGCTTCTTCGAATCGACGGTGAACCTCAAGGGCGAGGTGCGCCTGGAGGCGAAAAGCATTTCGTTTGCGCAAATGGACGAGATCCAGTTCGAGGCGCTCTACAGCGCGACCATCGACGTGATCTTGTCCCGGATTTTGACCAAATACACCAGGCAGGACCTGGACAACGTAATTAACCAGCTGCTGGCATTCACATAAAAGCCGGCGGCAGCAACGAGGAAGATCATGGACCAATTGAAAGAGGCAGTCGCCACAGCATTTGACAAGATAGTCGCATCCGGCGCCATCGAAGAAGCCATTCAGAAGCAGATCGGCGCGGCCGTCACCGCCAGCATCAACGAGCACCTGCGCGACTACAGCGACTTCGGAAAGGCGCTCAAGGCCAAGATTGGCACCCTGATCGAAGTCGACCTGGACAAAATCGACCTGCCATCTTATCGCCAATTGGTCGGCGACATCATCAAGAAGCGCGTCGGTGCGGTCATGTCCACGGAATTCACCGAGAAACTGGACAAGGATATTGCCGAACTGCTGGAGCCGGTGCCGGACTCCATCACGCTGCAAGCGCTGCTGGATGAGTTCATCGAAAGCAAGAAAGACGCGTGGAACGCGCATGAGCTGCGCGGCGAGAAATTCACACTGAACATCAACCGCAGCGAAAACTGTGATGACTACCTGGATGTTTCAATCGATGAAGACCCAAACCAAAGGCGGCACTCGTCCTGCGCCATCCACCTGCGCATCCGGGGAGACGGTGAGGTGTGGGCGCTCAGCCTCGGTGGCACCGACATCAAGAACAAGATTTTCGTCGGACCGCTTTTCAATTTCGAAAAGCGCCTGTTCCAGATGTACACGGCAAAGACCCGCCTGATCATCGACGCAAACGCGGATGCCGACGACTTCGACACCACATTTCCATACAACGATTAAGCGAGCAGCCGCCATGTTTTTCAAGAATTTGCAGATTTACCGCTTGCCCGCCGCTTGGGCCATGACGGCCGCAGTGCTCGAGCAGGCGCTGGCGCCGCAGCAGTTCACGCCCGCTACCAGCATGGACCTGGTGCGCCAGGGCTGGGCCGCGCCACGCGGCGCCGATCAGCCGCTCGTGCACGCCGTAGGCGGCCAGTTCCTGCTGCAGCTGAAAACCGAGAAGAAGCTGCTGCCGTCGACCGTGGTCAATCAGGTGGCCGCCGCCCGCGCGCTGGAAATGGAAGAAGCCCAAGGCTTCGCGCCCGGCAAGAAAGCTATGAAGGAATTGAAAGAGCGCGTCACCGACGAGCTGCTCCCGCGTGCCTTCGCCATCCTCAGCACCACGGCCGTGTGGATCGATCCGGTGAATGGATGGCTGGTGGTGGACGCGGCCAGCCCGAGCAAGGCGGACGAGGTGATCAAGTTGCTGCTGAAATCCGTCGACAAGTTGCCGCTGGAAAGCCTGCGCGTGCAGCGCTCGCCGGTGGGCGCGATGACGGAATGGCTGCAGGCGGACGAATCCCCGGCCGGCTTCACGGTCGACCAGGACGCGATCATGCGCGCCACGGGCGAAAGCAAGGCCCAGGTGGCGTACAAGCGCCATACGCTGGAAGCAGACGATATCCGCCGCCACATCGCCGCCGGCAAGCAGTGCACGCGCCTGGCCATGACCTGGAGCGACAAGATCAGCTTCGTGCTGGACGAGAGCCTGGCCATCAAGTCGGTCAAGCCGCTGGAAATTATCAAAGAAAGCGCCACGCGCAACGACGACGAGCGCTTCGACAGCGATTTTGCGCTGATGACGGGCGAGCTGGCCAAGATGCTGACCGACCTGGTCGAGGCGCTGGGCGGCGAGGCCGACATGGAGGCGCAAGCAGCGGGCCAGGCTGTTGCCGGCCAGCAGAAGATCGAACGCGCCGTGAACTTGACTGCCGATCTGTACAAGCTTCGCGCCCGTTACCGCGATGTGCTCAACGAGCTGTATGACAGCACCGTGCAGCCGGCCGTTGCACGCGTGCGCGAACACATGGCGGAAACCGCCGAGGGCGCGATTAAATCGGCGTTGACGCTGGCCAAGGAGCTGCCAGGCGGCTCGCGATCCGTCGACCTGCTGCTGGTAGCCGCCATTGAGATCATGGAACCAAGCCTACGGCCGGCAGCGGGCGATGCCCCTGTCCGCCAGCAGCGCCCGGCGCTGCAGCTGAATGGCGAAGCGGCAGGCACCGTGCTACCCGGCGACGGCAGCACGAGCGATCCGCTGTACGCCCAGGCCGTCGAGGTAGTGCGCAGCCGGCAGCGCGCATCGATATCCTTGGTGCAGCGGTATTTGGGCATTGGCTATAACCGCGCGGCTCGGCTGATCGAGACGATGGAGTTCGCAGGCGTGATCAAGGACACCCAAGGCATCTACACGGTGGCGGCCTTGGCAGGAGTGCAAGCGTGAACTCACCTAGATCAAATATCTGGAACAGTGCGAAGCGCCCGCTCAAGTTGGAGGACGACGCGGGAAATGCCGGTGGCGGCTTTCTGCGCTGGCTCCTTCACAAACTCTCTCAGCGCGTCACCTTCGACCATGAGCTGGAGGTAATGCATATTCGACACCGCTTGCATATGGGATATAACTTGCTTGAGTCTCGTCCGCTCGATTTCCATTCGAACAGCAACTTCGCCTGGAAAGATCGCAAGCGGCTGCACCTCCGCCACCGTCCAAAATTCGCAGTCGCGGATTTACCTGCCACGGTCCCGTAGTCCGCTTGGCGTTCCTTCATACGAGGATCGCTCACCACGTCCATGCATTCTTCGAGAGTGTATTCGAGTGCTTTCAATCGGAGAATCAAACTTCCAGCGGCAAGAAGTGCAAGTTCGTGCTCCTTCGCGGCCGTGCGCCGGGCCTGCCCGCTTGCGATCCATATTGCGCCGAACAACGCTCCTACCGAGCCAATTGCGCCGACCCAGGCTGCGCAGTCAGCGGTGGTTACCGGCGGGGAGCAATAAAGCGATGCACCAAAGTAACCAAGGAAATAACCGGAACAGGCGCTAGCGAAACCTCCGCCGGCAAAGTGAAGTATTTTCATAGGGAAATTCTATCATGAGCAAAGAGCATCCCATCCTCATGAACGGCGCCATGGTACGCGCCGTGCTCGATGGCAGCAAGACGCAGACGCGGCGCATCGTCAAGAAAGTCGGATTGGCGGCGCCTGCGCCGCAATCGGTTATTGATGGCGCAGCCACCTACGCGGGCGGCATGGTCGCGCATTGCCCCTATGGCCAGCCAGGCGATCGCAACTGGGTGCGCGAGACGTGGGGCGTCATCAGCCACGCCTGGGATGAGGCCTGCAATCTGATTGATTGGGCGCCTGATCGCCCTGCGACGGCAATCAGCGAAATGCCATTCGGCCAAGGCTACTACTCTGGCCATGTAATCTATGCGGCTGACGGTGCCTTTCAATGGTCCGGCGATGACGATGGTGATGGCGACCCGCGTTCGGCGTGGCATCCATCCATCCACATGCCCCGGCGCGCCAGCCGCATCCTGCTGGAGATCGTGTCCGTGCGCGTCGAGCGCCTGAATGACTGCAGCGACGCCGACGCACGCGCCGAAGGCACGCCTGGTGGCCATGGCGTCATTCCGAGTTACAACTACCACGCGACACCGAGCGAGCACTTCAGCCACCTGTGGGAATCCATCAACGGCGCCGGCAGCTGGGCAGCCAACCCGTGGGTGTGGGTGATCGAGTTCAAGCGGGTGACGCCATGAACCCGCGCATCTACAAGAAGCAGGCAAAGCGCGCGGTCCAGCTGCTGCGCAGCCATGGCGACACGACGAAATACACGCCGTCGCGCGAACCGGGCGTCGTCGATGAGGCGTTTTCGTGGAAGCGCGGCAAGTGGCTGCGTCGTCATCGCCCCGCCGAATACGGCTTGTGGCAACGCATCAGCGCGATTCCAGAGGTTTCTTGGCAAGACTTCGATGGCGAGTGGGATGGGCATGATTCCCGCACAGGCTGGGAGCGCCATTACGATCACGCCCGTTTGCCAGCGGATTACTGGGAAGGGCCGGAATGGGAGTGCGGTGGCAAGCCATGGCCGCGCATGACCACTAGCCAGCGCATGAGGATGTGGCGGCACAACCAGATTGCGCCAGGCTGGCGGTGGCGTGGTGGGCGAGCAGCAAAGGTGGTGCCATGACCGACAACGACGAAGTGCCGAACAGCGAGCGTAGCCCCGGCGCCGCGCGAGTGGCGGCGGCCCTGATCCTGATTTACGTGGCGGCGACCCTGGCGGGCGTCCTGGCCGCGACAACCTGAAAGGTGGATATGAAAAAGATAATTGAAGCAGCACCAGTCATACGCGATGCTCAAGGCTGGTATAGGCATCCTGATCTGCCACCCTTTGACGAAGGCGATGCCGCCAAATTCAAGGAATGGATAGACGCCCAGGGGCTGGAGGTCCAACGCGTCTGGATGGACGGCGACGCGCCCGACTTGGCAGAACGCTACCTGGAAGGTGATGGCGATCCGAGCGCATTGGTCGACTGGCAGCCCACGGCGCCGGCCCCAGGCTGGTTCCTGCTCGCGCTGTACGACGAAGAGAACGATGGTCCTGTGGCATGGTTCGCGCGCCGCGCGTCGGCGGCGCAATGAGCAGCCGCACCCCAGCGCCCGCGCCGGAAACTCCGGCCGAGGCCGCCTACAAGCTGGACCGGGCCGTGCTGCGCGCGATCCACACCTGCCAGACCGTGCTGTTCGAGGGTAAGCAGCCCCACTTGCGCGGCATGAGCACCCAAGTGCTGGGCGGCGGCGTGTCTTCCGTGATTTACCTGATGGGCGACGCGACACCGCGCCAACCAAGCGAGATAACCTTTTTGGAGCATGCAGAATGAACAACAACGCTAGTATTGACGCGCTGGAGCAAGGCGGCCCCCTTTCGGTCGCCGTAACGGCGCAGCGCCTGGCCGTGCAGGACGGCTGGAAGCTGGTGCCGGTTGAACCGACGCCTGAGATCATCGCTGGCGCCGCAATCGCATCCTGGCCAACCGCAACGCTTGCCGATATCGACCTGGCTCGCCAGGCGGCGCCAATCGTCTTGATGCAGATGAACATGGCGCCGGGCACGACCGTCGATGCGTTGGCTGGCATGCTGGCTACGATGGCGCCGGCATATCGAGCGATGATCGCCGCGGCGCCTGCCCCCCCATCGGTGCACATCGTGGGTAAAGACGCGACGGTTGTGGGCGCGTGCGCCGAAATGTGCGCCTTGTGCAGCGCCTGCGGCGGAACTGGCGACGTGCATGGGCTGGACGGCGAGTGGCGTGGCCAATGCACTTGCGTCCATGCATGGCAGCAGCGCGCCGAGAAAGCCGAAGCCGATTTGAAGCAGGTCAACGAATGGCGGGCAGCGGCCCTGACCGAAAGCCAGACATTGGGCGAACTGTGGGCCAGCAAGGTGGAGCAAGCCGAAGCCCGCGTGAAGGAGCTGCAGGCCGAGCTCGATATCGAGCTGGAGCGCGCATACGACCGCCTTCTTGCCGCCCGCACCAACAAGCAGGCCGACCGCCAGGTACTTCAAGCCGACGGGAGGCACCCGGCGCCATGCGCGCGCGATTGCGAGGCGCCGGCATTCAAGAACCAGGTGCGGGAGCGCGATGCTCGCATTGCGCAGCTGGAAGCCCGGCTCGTGCGTCGCCGCGCCCCGCTCTCGCCCGAGGCGCAGCAAGCCATCGCGGCAGCGCGCGCCGCCGGCCAGACCATTGCGGCAACGCCGGGCGGCCTGGTCTTCTTGAACAGCGGCGCCGAACCAGGCAGCGGCGAACTGGACTGCCCCGCTTGCGGTGGTAGCGGGCATGCCGGCGACTTGCCGGCCGGGAGCGCGCCATGAACATGAGCGAGCACGACATGGTGGCCAAGCTGGTCGAAACCATAGAGCGAAATGCGCGCGCGGCGGCCGCCAAGGCAGAGGCAGAGCGTCAGCCTCTGGCTTGGGTGAAGCTGGAGCGCTACGTCGAAATATCAGGTGATTCCGTCGATTCCGTCCAGGCCCGCCGCAAGGCTGGCAAGTGGCTCGATGGCAATCAATGCAAAATTGTGGATGGTCGGCTGTGGATCAACCTGCCGGCAGTAGAAGAATGGGTAGCAAAATGGGAACAAGCAAGTCCAGTCCGCCAGGCGTCGAACTCCGGTCGGGCGTCCAAAGCGAATCGATCCGCATAAAATTTATGTACCGGGGAACTGAATGCCGGGAAACGTTGAAGCTCGCGCACAGCAAGGCAAACATCAAATACGCCGAGCGCCTGCGCGGCGAGATCCTGAACGCGATTGCGCTGGGCAATTTCAGCTATGCCAAGTATTTTCCCGAATCGACGCAGCTGAAGAAGTTCGGCTTGCAACCTCGGGGCAAGGATGTAACCGTTGGCGACCTGCTTGAAAAGCAATTCGAGATCTATGAGCGCATCCTTGCGCCCAGCACGCTGAAAAGCTATAAGCGCGTGCTCAACAAAATTCTGTTGGGGCAATGGGGCGACACCCTGCTCACAGACCTTACGCCGGCCGCGCTGCGTAGCTGGATTGTCGATCTGTCGCTGAAAGCCACCTCGGTCCGACAAATTCTCATTCCGCTGCGCGGCGCGCTGGAGCTTGCGATAAATGACGACCTGATCGATAGCAACCCGCTGGATCGGGTGAAATTGCAAAAAACGCTGGACCGCGACGCCTACAAGGCTGAATACGAAGTGGATCCTTTTTCCGCTCAGGAGATTGCGGCCATCCTCGATGCTGCCCAAGGCCAGGCCCGCAATGTCTTTCAGTTTGCCTTCTACACAGGCATGCGCCCGAGTGAATACATCGCGTTACGCTGGGAATCGGTCGACTGGGCCGGATTCAAGGCGAAGGTGGAGCGTTCGCGCGTGATGGGTGAATCGCGCGAGGAACTAAAGACGCGCGCTGGCCGCCGCCTGGTCGACCTGCGGCGCGGCGCTGTGGAGGCGCTGGTTGCACAGAAACAACATAGCTTCCTTGCTAGTGGCCTTGTGTTCCTTGATCCGGCTACCGGTCAGGGCTGGGACAACACGCAGCGCCTGAGCCTCTTCTGGGCGGCAATGATCAAGAAGGCCCAGGTTCGCTACCGAAATCCGTATCAAACGAGGCACACATTCGCGTCGACGCTACTATCGACGGGCGCCAACGCAATGTACGTGGCAAAGCAAATGGGGCATACCGATACGACCATGATCACCCGAACGTATGGCCGCTGGGTTGAGCAGGAAGGTGGCGTGTTGCCTGATCAGTATTGCAAAATGACTGATGGGCTAAAGGCAGGGGCAGCTTAGTATTTTCGCCCACGTTTCGCCCATGCAAACGGCAAAAGGACTGGAACCCGCATGTATGCTTGCTTGTGGTGGCTAAAAGCAAGTTATACAGAAATTCTTGATTCCTGTCTTAAACATTCGCAAACCTCCTTAGACATAGTAAGGATGCCGTTTTCGCCTCTTTCTAAATGTCTGGAAAAGTCTGGAAACGTCCACGTTTTCGCCCAAATTTCGCCCCTGTTTTGGCGGCTTCTTCGCCTCTTTCTGAGGCTGCACAAGATCAGGTAGGTAGGCGCCCAACATAATAGAAGGCACTGCCTTCTGTAAGCATAACCCAAAAGGAAAGATTGCAATGAAGCACTCGCTGGGCGCCCTCCTCTTGCTTGCACTGTGCAGTTGCACGTCCAGCGGCATTGTCGAACACCGCGGCGGCGATCTGATCGGGCTGGACAGCTTCGCACTCGCCACCCGCTACGGCACGCCCGCCAGCTACCAACACCAAGGCGAGTACCTGCAGCTCAACTATGGCAGCGCGGCCTTCGGTTGCCAGGTCATCGTGCTGGTCGACCAGCAGCAGCGTGTAGCCGGCTGGGCAACGTCAGGTGCTCGCTGCAACGGCGCTGGGCAAAATGGGAATGCAGAGCCAGACCTGGACGTACTGGACTAGTACCCCGTCTACTGTTTCGTTTTCATGCCCTTTGAGTATCAGGCCATCAGCATCCAAACGCTCCATCGTGGGATCAAAAAGCGGCCTACAAATGTTGGTCGAGCCAGCCGAGTTTGGCCGGCGCAACGAGGCAGAGCTATGGTGGCGCACGCATGCGCCCGTCCCGACGTGCTCGAAAACAAGCAGGCCGTCCAATGGCTCGGAGTCGAGCATTTCCTGGCGCGTAATTCGGCGCCCCTTCTTGCGCAGCATAATCACGCGGACAGGCATGCCCTGCCGCTCCTCCACTTTCGCCGGCCACTGATGCTTGTTTGTTGTGCCGTCCATAATGCAATCAATACACTGTATAAAAAGACAGTATATTGCCAAGGTTGGGAAACCAGAAGACGAAATTTGTAACTAGAAGAGCCCGCCCTGCTCCGCGCGCACAGCTGGTGCGGGTACTTTCGCCCGCGATCTCGGTTGCATGGGGTCGGGCTGCGCGACAAGCAGTTCCCCTGGATACTGCCGATAAACGTCCTCTTCGGTCACCAGCGAGCCGTCCAACCAGCCTTGGTACTGGTCCGGGTCCAGGATCATTACCATGCGCTTTTCATCGTCTGGCTTGTGGAAGCGCTGCATCAGCGGGTGCCCATCGGCGCTGATCGTCAGCATCGAGAACGACAACAGCTGATCCGCCGGGCGGTACTCCCATATGCCGGCGATCGCCACTGGCCCGCCGTCGGCGCGCTCGATGCGCCAGCGCACGGGCTTGCCGGTTTCGTAGTTGGGTTCGAAGAAATTGGCGGCTGGGATGATGCAGAACTGCCTGCGCTTCCAAGCGTTGCGGAAAGATGGCTTGCTGGCCACCGTCTCCGTGCGGGCGTTGTAGGTCTGGCGGGCCAGCTTGTGATCGGCCCAGTGGGGAACCATGCCGAACATAGCGGGAGCTACTTCCAGCTCGCCCGGAACCTTATGCGAGCCGCGCAGGATGGGGGCCATGTAGCCGGGCCAAGCCTCGGGCGGGAGGTCGAGCAGCGGGTATCCAGCCCGAAAGCTCTCTTCGATCTGCTCTTTGCGGCTGGGGGTGTAGTCGGCGCACATCAATGCATTCTACAAGCTGAAAATCACGTCGGAAGTTCTCAGTCTCGATAATGTCCTGTCAAAGCAACGTGGTCATAACGCTCACCTACAATGAGCCTGGGAATCGCTCATCCAACGAGCTGCCTCACTGCGTAAAATTTTACGTACTGGGCAAAAAATACATCGCTGCAGTCTTGTTCAAAATGCTTTTTTTGTCTCAAGCATGGCTGCTGCATCGCTACGGAGATCGATGACCACTAGCAGCGTTACATTTCGATAGTTTCCATGTCTTACATTCCCATATAATCATCTTTGCAACTTCTTGCGGCACATCAACTGTCGAGAGAGTCTTGTAACCAAACCGTACAACGCTACTAATGTATAATAAATTTATTATAAAATGAAATTTTCGATACACGACTATGTGAACAACAAGGGCGTCAACGAGTTTAAAAGGTGGACAGAGAGCTTGCAGCAAGTGCAGAGAGGCAAGCTACGTGAACGAATTGACAAGTTGATGTTGCATGGCGACACCCTATTTCCAGAGATGCTTGCCGGCACAAGTGTAGCGGGTGTTCAGAAGTTAAAAGTACATGGAAAAGTTCAATTACGCCCCCTCCTATGCAAGGGACCAATATACGTCCATCAAGAGTACACCATGCTGCTGGGAGCAAAAGAAGTAGGCAATGAATGGGAGCCAGGTGGCGCTCCTGAGGCCGCGAAAAGCCGAAAAAATGAGGTTGCAGCAGATCCCAAACAGCGGAGAAAAAGCCATGAAAGAGTTCGTTAAGGACTTAGTAGAAGAATTTGGCGACGCAGATTTTGCACATTCCTATATGCAAAGTCATGCAATAAGTCGCATTGCAGCGCAGATATACTCTCTTCGA